CATGGAGGATGAAAACCATGAAGACCCTTGAACATGTTGATCCACAATTCATTCAGGTATCGAAGGCCGAAGCGGCCAAAATCTTGGGGATAAGCCCTACAGAACTGGACCGCCGTCGTAGAAATGACCCCCACTGCCCGCAAGGCTTCAAGGAAAGCGAGAGCCAGTTTTCCCCAGTTCGCTTCCGGCTGTCGGATATCTACGCTTACAGCGCACACCTGATGGAAAAGGCCATCCCGGCTTAAACTGGATCCGCAGGCACCGGTCTGCCATGCTCCAAAGCATCCAGATAGTCCGAGTACCACTGCATCATTTCCCGGCGCTGTTTCAAGTATTGCGCCTTGTTGTAGACCCCTGCCACCCCTTTCTCTACATGGGCAAGCTGAGTCTCCACAAAGTCTCGCGACCACCCGTGCTCCCTCAAAAGCGTTGAGGCTGTATGCCTGGATCCATGCCCAACCAGTTTGTTCTTGCATCCGATACGGGCCAAAGCCTGATTCAGCGTGTTCTCACTGAGCGTAGGATTGACTGAGCCGTTACCTGGGAACAGGTATTGATGGCGGCCGGTCAATTCCTGCAGCTCGCCAAGCAAGGCCATCATCTGCGTAGACAGCGGAATGGTGTGCTCCCTTCGCATCTTCATGCGTTCGTCCGGTATGGACCACAGCGCATTCTCAAAATCAATATCTTCCCACTTCGCCAGCCGGGCCATGCCCGGTCGGCATGCTGTATTCAGCACCAGTCGAATCAAGGTCATGGTGATCTTCCGGCTGGGCGAGTCGCGCAAGGTTCGCAGAAATGCGGGCAACTCATCTTCGAGTAGGTACGGGTAGTGTTTTGTTTCCGGCCCCTTCTGCGCAATATGGCGTAGTTCGCTGGCCGGATTCAGCTCGCACAGATCCTCAGCAATCGCTTGCGAGAATATCTGGCTCACCCAAGACCGAACCTTCTTGGCAATGTTGTATGCCTTTCGGCGCTCCAGTCGGCGCTGCACCTCGGCACAGTCTGCCCGCGACACCTCATGCAGTAGCTTGTCGCCAATGACCGGGTAAATGTCAGAGTCCAAGTATCGGCGCATCTGGTTCAGCGTATCGGCCGCCCTGCCCGCATCGATCTTGATTTGGTACCACGATTCGGCAACTTCTCGGAACAGAGTGCCTTGCGGTTCTTCATCGGCAGGCTCAACTTTCGCCAGGTATTCCTTGAGATCAATGCCGTCTGCAGTCAAGTCCAGTAGTCGCCTGGATTCCTCCCGTGCTGCCTTGCCTGAGACTGCCGGGAAACCACCAAGCCCAACCCATGACCATTTACCGTCGGTCCGCTTGTATCGCAGTTCCCATGATTTCGTGCCGCTCGCCTTGACCCTAAAGTACAACCCCGGCGAATCTTTCTCGCGGTAGTCTTTGGCTTCAGGTTCCAATGACTTGAGGACCGAATCCACCATCGGCCTACGCTTGATGTCTGTTCGCTTCATGTTTGTATGCCCAGCCTGTAACCGAAATTAAGGATACACAGAGGCATACAAATTTTGCAATGTTAGTGTGGTGAAGTGTGGGCAAGCATGGTTAAGCGAAATCTAGGTAACACGCTGTTTTGAAAGGGGGTTTTGTGAAGTATGGTGAGGTGAGATTAAACGTATTGGTGCGGACGGAGAGACTCGATTTCGATAACAGGATCAAGGGCTTATCACTATCGAAAAGTTAGGTATACAGGCAGGCATACAAGAAATGCGTTATGAGGAAATTTACGCCCTTGCCGTCATGGCTGGTCTACAATGACCATTACCAACAATAATGGATATGCAGATGGGCAACAAGAAAAGCGAATTCGATTGGGCTGATATAGTGGTCTATGGCTTTATCGGTTCAGTCGTGTGCGCACTGATCGGAGGGATCACCGGTATCACCTTCCTCCAGTTGATACCGGTGGTGCTGATTGCGCCGTTCATGCTGGTGGCGGTAGTGGCCTTCCTTGGCCAGGTTTATTTCACCGGGAAAGATATCAAAAAGGACTTCAAGAAAACCTTCTGCGGTGGCCGCACCTTTGGCAAGCGCCCTAATCGCCGCCGGTAGCTTTGGCATACTCCCGGTTGAACCGATCAATCACCCGCTTCATCCGCGCATCGATCACCTCCATTCGCGCTTCCTGCTGCTTGCGTGGCAGGTCCAGCGCATAGATGCGGTCACGCTGTTGGCGTAGAGCCTTCAGCTGCTTCTCGCTGGACTTGATCAGCGGTTTCAAGCGGATCAGGCTCCGGTTATCCCGATAGAAGCTCATGCGATCCGCACCGCGCAACCCCTTCCACTCCGCTTCAATCTGGCCAATCTCGTCACGGCGGGAATAGAATTTCTCTCGGTCAGCATACGGCAGCACTCTGCCAGACACCCGGCTGATGAACAGGGTTTCCCTTGCTTCAATCGGCGTCAGTGTTGCCAAGTGGTACAGGTTATTCGGTGCCTTGTCGAATACGAACTTACCGGCAGCGCCGGTGAAGTAGTTCGCAACATACCGCATCACGTCCGGGTTAATGTCGATGTAGCCTGATCGCCACTGGCTTCCGCCTGATACCTCGTTCAAGAACTCGGCAATGGCCTTGTACCCTTCTGGCGTTGAACGGCGTCCAAGCTGGCTCTCGGGCTGGGGTGTACCAAATGGGAAGTTCTCACTGTAGATACTAGTGCCCATGAAGTTCTCGTTAAAGCCGATATCGACCAGCGGCTTACCCAGCGTGGGCGTAATGTTGCGCACTACGGTACCGGTCAGGCTCTGGCTTTCCTGGAAGCCAATCGGGGAGAAGCTACCCAGGGTTGCCAGCGTCAGATCGGTCGCGGCCTTACCGATACTGGTGTTGCCATTGGTGGTGCCTTCCAGCGCATTGCCCAATACATGGAAGATGTTGTAGCCGTAGGGAAGCGGAATGGTCCAGTAGCTGCCGTCCTGATCACCACCCAGTAGCGACTTCATAATGACCAGGTTGCGCTCTTTCACGTAGTCCGGCACTTTGTCGTACCAGTTCTCGCCGTCGTCATCCTCACCAGCACCGGCACGGTTTGCCATCGCAATCGCGTATGAGCCCATCACCAGACCGGCTGCCACCTTCTGCGCGGTATTCAATCGCTGCCAGATCGGGTCGCCCTTCTGCCCTTTCAGGCCAATCATGGTGCGAGCAAAGTTCATGCTGCCCTGAATGGAAGCGTTGGCGAACATGTAGAACGCGTTCAGCGTGGTGCCGACTTCGCCCCGGCGGTTGAAGTTGACGGTCATGTTCTTGGCGAGACTCGCGGCTTTGGCCTGGCTGATACCCGCCTTGCGTGCGTTGACGTATGCGGACAGTCGCACCGCGTTCTCGACAGAGCCGTTCAGGTCTTCAACCATCTGGCCAGTGGCCTTAAACCACTTCATTGCATTGCCTTTCACCCCGCCCTTCGACATGGAGATCAGCGTCTGCAGATCAGCGGCCTGCCCGTCGATGTCCTTCATATCGAACCAGCCAGTCTTGGCACCGGCCTCGCGGAACTCGGTAAACCATTTCTGCCATTCACCGCCGGCGGCTTCGTCCTTGTTGCGCAGTCCGCGATACACGGCACGCATCGCTTTTGGAATGTCCTTCACGGTCTGCTTGGCGATCTTCTCACCCAGAACCTTGCCGTCATCCCGTGACTGTTCCGCCATCAGGTTAAGAACGGCGGTCTGTACGTCACGCGCAAAGTTGCCCACCACGAACTCAGGGTTGTAGCTGGTGTTCAGCGAGGACAGTATGCGATTGACCGACCCCAGCGTGCGGATCAGGAAGTTGCTGGTATCCGGCCCGATGTTCTTCATGGCCTTCATCAGCCGCTCATCTTCCAACTTGATGTAATAGGTCTTGCCGTTGCGCTTGGTCTGGAAATACTTGTCGCTCATCATCGCCATTGGGATAGGTGCCTCGCGTACCTCCTCAATGGTTTCACCGGTCATAGGATCTTTGCGCTTGAAGATACGGCGATCCATATCCGGGTTTTCGTTGGTGAACACCTGCCAGTAACCCTTATTCGGGTTATCCTGCACCAGATTCAGCAATGCGTTGCCGACTTCATTCTTGCGGCGGCGGATCAGGGTTTCGGTCAGATCCTGAATGGCGTAGCTGGATGGGCTGGCTGCTTCGCTACTGCGGCCCATTGCGCGTTTCGATTCCTTGCCTGCAATGTTAAAGCCGCTGCCGGTGCGGGCCATGCCGTCCTGCTGCTCATCCACGGCCCAGCCCTTCAGTGGTACATAGAACTCGTACTTGTTCTCCCAAGCGTCAATCATGCCGTCTTCTTCCAGCCCGGCGCTACGCATGGTTTCACGGCGCGTTTCCAGCATGTCATACACCATACCTGCCAGCTGCTCGTATTGCTCCAGCTTGCCCGAGTCGCGCACCTGCTGAATGATCTCTGCAGCCTTGGCATCACTCATGCCAGAACCGGCTTCCTGCAGCTCAGGGTTGATCTCGGCAATATGGGCGTTACGCTCCGGCGCGTGCTTGGCATACAGGTACTGATCCAGATCCTTCTGCTCAATGCCGAACTTTGCCATCTTGTCGGCCAGCGGCTTGATGAAGGTTTCACGCATCTGACGCAAATCTTCCTCAGTCTTGCCGTGAAACAGCTCCTCGGCCAGATAGGCATCGTTGCTTTCGTTGACGGTGCCGCCCGCATCCTGGATGTTCTTCTGCAGATCCTTCAGTACCTTGAACTTGTCGGCCATCTTGCGCAGTGCGACATTGGCCCAGGTTTCTTCAGGCACAGCAAATGCGCCCGGATCAGGCTGCGGGCCGCCTCTCCTGAACAGCGCCTCATCACTTGCAGGGAATGTCTGCTGCTGACGGCGGCCGGAACGGATTCCTTCCGCCACATAACGGGCCATGCGGCGAACATCGTTCATCTTCAGCGGGGACTTGATGATACCGGCACGGCGAAGCGCGGCATTCAGGTTGTACAGCAGGCGATCGACAAAAGCTTTCAGCCTGCCGACTTTGGCGGGCTCGCTTTCAACCACCTTGGCAAAGACTTCTTCTGCACGAATGTCGTCAGACTTGTCGGCATACAGCTCGTCGATCTCTGCCCAGGTGCCGGCTAAAGGTCCTTCGGAATCTCGTGCTTCGATGAGCTGGTCGAGGATTCGCCTTTTATCAGCCGGAGTAAACGTGTTAAGACCGTAGTGCCCGAGGACTTCGTGCCGGAGGGTTTCGACTGCATCGCCCATTTCCGACAGATTACGTGCGGCAAGTCTAACTTCTCCGCTGGCTGGGTGGTATGAGCCTTTGATGACGCCGTATTCTTCGATGGTTGCGCCTTTGCCATATAACTCCTCCTGAGTGTTGGCCACCTTGAATTTGAGTGGCACGTTCCCGTTATAGGCTTTTTGGAACGCATCAACAAGCGCCTGCACCTTCTCTACGGGCATGCCTTTGTCGGGCTGCTTGTCGGCGGTAACGACCGACTCAATACCCAGCGGTTCGAAGCCGCGGCGCTGCAGTGCCGGCGGGGCCTGCAGCAACTCCTGCACCAGCTTGCCCGCCTTGGAGCGGGGGCCGAATACCTTAACCAGTCCGCCTGCATCCTGAACCGCTTTAGTGTTTTCCAGTTCGCGGATATGTTCGATGGTGCGGCCACGGTCAGCATCAAGGCTGCGCTCGATCAGCTTGTGTGCTTTCGGGGATGCCCACTTCCGGGTCTCTGTAGCCAATACTTTGCTATCGATATCCGCAAGGATCGTCCCGGCCATGCGGGTTGCTTCACGCAGATCCTTCATTAGCGCCTGATTTTCCTGCACTTCCTGCGGACGCATGTTGTAAAGCCTTTCAGCTATACGGTCACGGCTGGCCTGCAGTCGGTCAACGCGCTTGGTGTACTCATCCATATGCCGCTCGTTGGCGCGGTTTGACTTGTCCATATTACGGCCACTGCGCCCGGTCACAATCCATGACGGGTTATTGGCGCTGTAACGCGCATCCCACTGACTGAACTCGGCCTGTGCCTGCAGGTAGGATTCGATCAGGCGCTTGGCTTCTGCCTTTTGCTCTGGCGTATCCAGCGTGTACTTGCGTTCACCCAGCTCATTCAGCAGACCTTCCGCCTCACTGCGCAGCTCTGCATTCAGGTCACGGCCCCGACCCATGTGTGTGGCGCGGTTGTAGTCATCGACCAGCTGTTGATCAATGGTCGGCACTTCGATGGTGATGCCTTGCGCTGTGACTGTGTTGCCATTGGAATCGCTGGCTTCAGCCTGTGGCGCTGTTTCTGTATCGCTGATCGGCTTCTCAATCACCAACACCTTGGTATTCACGCCGGTCTGGTTCATTGAGGACAGAAACGCACCCTGCGGCAGAGGTTGCTCTACAGCATCCAGACTATCCAGCCATTCACGGAATTGGCGGTTGCGGGTGTTGGCTCGATCACCGGCCATGCTGGACACAATCGCCACCAGTTTGCCGCCGGGCTTCAGCATGGTGTAGGCGTGCTGTACGTGCTGAATATCCTGATCCTTGCTGAACGGCGGATTCATCACAATACGGTCGTACTGCTCGCCAGCCTGGTATTCAAGGAAGTCATCCCCGACAAGGTTGTAACCCTTCTCGCTCAGGATCTCACGCAACTGGCCACCCATTTCAACTACGTCTACCTCAGCGCCTGCGGCCTTGGCAGCATCGGCCAGCATACCGTTACCGGCAGACGGCTCTAGTACGCGCATACCCGGCTCAATCTCTGCTTGGGCTACCACTTCCTCAGCTACTGCTTCAGGTGTCGGGAAGAAGTCATTGAAGGCGTTTCTGTTTCCGATAACCCTGCGCTGAAGGTCGCGCTCCAGTTGCTGCAAACGGTTGGATGTGTCTGCGCCTGTGACTGAATCACGTAGCGCCATGTACTCAAGTAGCGCGGTACGCAACAGCGGCGGACTGGTGATACCCATTCGCTGCAATCGCTTGTAGTCGGCAGCAGCATCGCGCAGCGGGCTGTACTGGTCTGAATGCTGCTCAACAAACTCAAGCACCTTGTTGATGGTTTTCTGGTTGTTGAAGTTCACATACTCATCAGGCCGTCTGCCCTGCATGCCTTTGATCATGCCTCTGGCGGCCACAACATAGCCATTAACCTGCAGCATCTGGTTCGCCAATTCTCGGATAGCGTTCACGCTCATGGCGGTCAGCGGCATCCTGGCGTGTTGTACTCGCTGCTCTGGTGTAACCTCGTCCTTGAATGTGCGCCTGCTATAGTTGTCCTTGTTCAACTGCTCCTCTGGTGCGTAATGAACCAGTGAGCGGGTCAGGGTTTCCAGCAGCTCAATCTGTACCTTCTGGGTTGCATTCTTCAGGACAACGGTATCGCTATCGGGTATTGCCTTCAGCACGCCAGCGATCTGTAGTTCCTTCTTCGCCCTGCTACGCGCCCTTTCGCCCTCGTCAATCCGCTTGATCGTGTTTTCTTTGCGGTCGGCATTCAAGGCTTCACTGGCCTGCTGCTCAATACGGTCAGCCATTGCTTTGAGTTTATCAGCTGCATTGGCCTGCTTCTGCTCTTGGCGCTGCTGGTTACGCTCAGACAGATCCACACTTTCGCCGTTCACCCAGCCACTGAACAGTTCGGCATCCTCACGGGACTTGAAGTGAAAGCTGCCGGTGCCACGGAAATAACCGCCGCCCATTGAGCGAGCGAATGCGGCTGCTTCCTTGAATTTATCTTTACCCAAGCGAGTAATCACCTTCACATTGAAGATGGTTTCACCTGTCTTGCTATGGGTGCCTTCTGTCGGCTCGCCAAGCTCCACCTGCTCATCCATCTGCAGACCGGCACGCTCAGACTGTGGCTGGCGTTGAGCCATGGCTTCCTCGGCTACAAGGCGGTCATAGGTTGCCCGCTGCTCAGGCGTCAGTTTGTCCATGCCAAGAACACGGATAGACTCGCGGTACTCAGCAAGCGTCTGAGGATTTTTCAGGGCATCAATAAGCTGCTTCCGTTCAGCCATACGCTCATCAATTATGGCTTTGCGGCTCTTGGCGTACTCGGTCACCTGCTCATCAGTCAGTGCGTTAACGTGGTCACGCGCCTGGTTCAGTCGATTATCGGTGCCGAAGCCTGTTGAGGTAATAACGCCAGACTCGTTGCCGATAAAGCGGAAGTCACCAACCATGCTGTCGTAGGCACGATCTACCAGTTCCGCCTTCTTGGTGTCAGACCATACATGGCCGCTGACCAGTCGCTTCAATTCATCCTTTTTCAGCTTGTTCAGCTCAGTCTTGACCGCCTCCTGATTGCCTGCGACATACTCGAACACCCGGCGCACTTCAGCGGCCGTTACGGCTTCACCGTTGTTGATTCGCTGGTTCAGTTCATCAATAGCATCAACTGCGGATTCAATCGGCTGCGGGGCTGGCTCGGCCTGCTGTTGCGGTGCCGGCTGCTCGACGCGAGGCGTACCACCCAGCCCGAACATATCATTCTGCCCGGCGGCAGCGGCAACGTCTGCGGGACGGCTGGAGCCGGTCAGGCTGAAGTCATTAACCTGGGCGTCAGCTGCAGCTTTGTCTTCGGCACGCTTACGGGATTCGGCTTCAGTCTGTTCTGCTGCCGCCTGGGCATCAGCCTGCGCCTGTAGATCAGCCTCGGTGTAGGCTGTGAGTAGGGGCTCCGGCTCTACTGCTCCGAAGATTTCGGCGGCTTGCTCTGCAGTGAGGTTTCCGGGTTCGTTCCACGGGATTTCAGTATCAGCGCTGCGGCCTTGCGTACCTTCTCCGGCCTGAGCGGCGCGCGCGTTTTCGACTTCGTTGATTGCATCGTTCAGCTCCACAAGGGTTGCGATTGGATCGGTACTGTACTGCTCCAGTATGGCATCGATCACATTGATGGGTACACCCGCTTCAGCGGCCATTGCATAGGCTTCACCCGCCCACGCCTCATCACTGGTGATATCGTCTGCGAGCGGCGCATGCTCTTCCTGCAGCTGCGCCTCGGCGGCCAGTTCCTTTTCGGCTAGGGCTTCATAGCCTTCCGGCGTCATGATCTTCCGGCCGCCATTGATTGCCTGATCCAGCTTGGCACGCAGATCATCCAGCCGGTCGGCACGAGCATCAAGATACCCATACTGCGCCAGGCGCTCGGCCATGCCGTCAAAGCTGTCGCCATTCTGCCGAGTGAAGATCGGCCGAATGCCTGCGGCACGGCGATTGAATACGGCCGGATCAATGCCTTCGGCTTCAGCTTCGGCGCGGTCAATGCCGCCCATCAGTGCAATGGCGTCCAGTATGTCATCGTTGAGGGTATCAGGCTCTCGGAACATGCGGCGCTTGGCCTGCTCGGATTTTGCCTGCGCAGATTCAGCCGCCTGTGTTTCAGCTTGGTCGCGGGCCTGGGTATCGATCTGCACGGCAAACCCGCCATCCACCGGTACCACTGAGGCATAGTCGCGGTTGTCGCGGAATGCCGGTGAAATTCTGGCTGCTCGCTCGTTGGCAAACGGCTGGCCATTGGCGCGCAGCCGCACTTCAGGCGGATTGGGTGCACGCATATCCGTCGGCTGCTCAATGGCTGGTTGCTGCTGGAGTTGCTGCGCTTCCGGCATAACCGGCTGCTCAGGGGTTTCGGTAACCTGAATATCACCGTTGCGCACCTGCTGGCGAACCTCAAGCGCTTCCAGCATTTCAGGGGTTTGGCGTGCCCTGGGGGTACGGTTGGCCAATTGCACCTGCTCGATTACCTGCCGGTACTGCTCCGGGGTGATTGCACGGGTCGCGTTACCGGCTGGCAGTGCGTTTGTTTTCGCCTGCGCGGTGCGTTCTACCGTGTTGCGGCCAACGCCTTCAACCTCGTCCGGCACGGGTGTAAACGTGCGCTCCGGCCTTGGCTCCGGGTCGCGACCCATAACGAACGGAGTTTCAGGGTTGTTTAACTCCAGCCGTGCCGTCTGTTGTTCCAGAAGCGGTTGGTTGCTGCGAGTGGAAACCGTAACGCCTTCTCCCTGTATGTCTGGCTCTGGCATAGTGAAGTTTGGTGCGTTACTCGGCACCAGTTCGCCACTGGTTACCTCACCCTGCGCCACATAGGGCACCGGGAATTGATCGGCAATCTCGCGCACCTGGTCGTTGGTTTCGGTGGCTTCGCGGTACAGGCGGTTGCCTCGCTCAACAAAGCGACTGACAGCAGCATCGTCGCCCCGGGCGCGTGCCTCATCAGCCTGCCGGTAAAGACGCTGCGAGGTGCGCAGCAGTGCGGCCTCATCGGTGAAGCCCATGCGGTCGGCGGTAATGATTAAGCCATCAAGGCCTGACATGTCGCGCGCGCTTTGACGGGGTGCGGCCTGCTCCTGCTGTTGCGGCTCCGCTTCCGCCATTGGCCGCTCTGCCGGGGATGCCTCGTACTGTGACCAGTCGCGCTGCTCGGGCATCTGCAGGCCCATATCGGCGGCGGTGACTTGGCCGTTCGGCTTACCTGAGAAAAAGCTGGTACGGTTCAGCTGATCCTCGAACTGCTTTGCCTGCTGGATCGCTTCATCCGTGCTTGCAGCTGCCCGGTCTGCAGCCGAGGCGTTACGCCCATTCATGCCGCCATAGGTTGCTGCAGCCACGTCAACCGGGGCGGTTACCAGTTCACCGGCTGCTTCGGCTGCAATAGCGCGCATATCGCTAATTTCGCCATCGGCAGCGTACTGCCCCAGAGCTTCACCCCCGGCGCCAAGGCCGGATTGAGCCGCACCCTGGAATACAAGGTTGGTCCCGATCTTGGTTGCGGTATTGCGGCCAATACCCATCGGTACGCTGGCCAGGCCCATGGATGCGCCGTCCAGCACGCCCACCGAGGCGGCGCGCTTTTTGGCTTTATCGGCAACCTGTGCAAACAGGTCAGGGGATTCCGCCAATTGGGCGCGCAGCTTGCGTGCATCCGTCACATCAACACCAGCCTCGCGCAGCCCTTCAACCAGGGAGTTTGCAAACTCAATACGAGCCGAGCCAGTACCAGAACCAACGGCCATGCCTGCCGGTCCGCCCACCACACCCATTGCGGCGCCCTGCAGTGCGGACTCCAGAGAGCCATATGCAGACTGTGCTCCGATTTCAGCAATGATGGTCACCGGATCAGCCATCAAGTCGCTGAGAATGTCAGAGTCTGGATTGAGTGAGCCGGTCAGGAACTGTTCTGTCGTCGGTGACAGCTTGTATTGCGCGGCCTTCTGGTACTGCTCGGTACCTTTGTCCAGTCGGCGCTGTGCTTCCTGCATCAACTGATCTTCACCGCCGGTGGACGCAACGCTTCGACGGCGCAGCTCGTCGCCGCTCATGCCCAGGAGCGAGCCGGTCTGTACCTTGCGCGGCTGCAAGTCTTGCGCGTAGAACTCGGGATCGTTCAGGTCGTTCAGGTCGCTGGCTGCGTCCGATACAGCGCGTGCGCCTTTGACGTTGTGGTAACCAGACTTGGCCAGCCCCCACAAGCCGGACGGCTCCTGCTCTGCCAGTGCAAAACTGCGCAGTGCCTGCGGCTCCATGCCGGACAGACTCGGGTCGATTTTGGGAAGTACGGAGATGATCTCGTCATCACTGTACTTGGTGATTTCGGGGTGTTGCTGCTTCAGCGAGTCAAGATAGTTCATGCGTGTCTCACGACAGGAATGTGGGAGGGATTACCGCTTGCCGAATTGCTCTTCGAGCGCACCGAGGGGGTTGACTGCAGGCTGCTGGCCGCCCTGCATCATCTGCAGGTATTGCCTCATGTAGTATTCTCGCGCTTTTGTCCGGTCGCCGCCAAACTGTGCAAAGTCGGTGTTGTCCGTAGAGGTCCAGCCGGCACGATCGCTAATCTGCTGGTCGGCATACTCGGCGGCCTGCTGCATCAGCGCTTCCTGGTTGACGGGAGTCGGCTCGCCTTCTGCACTACCTTGGCTGATACCCAGCATCTGATCCTGCATCGCTTTAAGCTGCTGGTAGCGAGCGTTCATTTCGGGAGGTGCGTCACCAAAGGCCGCGCCCATTTCGGTCAGAGTCTTCAGCTCGTTACCAATGGCACGCAATCGGGCTTCGTCCTGCTTTGACATGCCACCCTTGCGCGCCCCACCCACCGGCACCCAGCGGCCACTGGTTCGATCCCACTGCACTTTCATCTCGTTGCCATCAGCGTCGTAGATGGTTTGCAGCTCTGGTGCTTCACCTGCACTGGACAAGCCAAGCGCCTGCCGAAGTCGCGCAACACCCTGCTGGCCCTGCGGCGAAGTCAGCGCCTGCCGCAGCGTTTTCAGACCCTGCACCTGGTTGACCAGCTTCTCGACAGGCTCCTCAAGCACGGCATCATCGCCATCTTCGGCCGTGCCACGTTTTTCGGTAACCGGTGCCAGTCGGCCGTCTTCCATCTCTACCTCAACCGCAACTGTGCCTTCTTTCTGCCCCGGGTAAAGGCCAGCAAACTGACGCACGCCGCCCTTCAGTCCTTCCCCTTGTCGACCCGTATTCAGGTCCGGCATCAGCACGTAGTTAAGATGTCGACGGCCATCGGGTGAATTGGTATCGGCCGGAGAATTCGGATCAATCACCTGCTCGGCATAACTCAGTGCTTCACCCATATCCGGGGAAGCAATGCGCAGCGGGTTGTACTGCTGATACCTTGGATCAGTGAACAGCTTAATGCCCTGCTCCGTGGGCTCCATGCCTTGAGCTAGTCGGGCAAGCTCAATCTGGATAGCTTGCAGATCCTGGGTACGCTGGCGATCTTCCGCCTCAATCGCATCCTGCCGGTTTGCGCGTCCCCGCTGCCAGCCCTGGTGCTGCTGATCGGCGGCAAAACGCTGCTCCTGCAGACCGAACGATTTATTCCACTGCTCATCCTGCGTCTGTGCGCGCTGTTCCTGAAGGCCAAAGTTACGATCCCAGTTGGCTTGCTGTTGCGCCCGGTAGTCGCGCTGCTCCTGATCCAGCTGTGCCTGCCGCTCTTTCTGCTGCTCCTTGTCGTAGTAGCCATCGACAAAGGAGAAGCCCTTCATGAAGCCATCCGCCAGGCCTCGCGTATCCAGTCCTGCCATCAGAACATACCTCCAATCAAGCCTACCCCGGCACCAATCAGGCCGCCGACCGGGCCGCCCACTGCAAGGCCGATACCCGCACCGGTACCCACCATGCTCATCTGCTGCTGTTTCTGTGCCTGCTCCATCTGGTCTTCAGCCTGTTTGTTGCGCTGCTGCTCCTGCGACAGATCGCGGAAGGCGTTCATTGCCTGTCCTTCCATATGGTCCTTCAGACCCAGTAACCCGTAACCCATGACTCATCTCACATCTGGTTCAATACTTTGTCGGGAATCTGGCTCAAGCCAGCGTTGCCCGCCAGGATAGACTGCTGCAGATCGACCGCCCCTGCGCGCGCATCATTGGATGCCTGCACGGCAGTAGCCGCGCCACTCAGGGCAAACTTGCGGTTTTGCGCGGCCTGCTCATCCGGTGACAGCTGCAGGCCATAGCTGGCCTGATTCATCTGCAGGCTGCGCTGGGCGTTGTTGTTGATCTGGTTGGCAGCCGTGTACGCCTGAGTGCTTGAGCGGGTTGCCAGCTCATCATCGGTTGCAATGTCCGTCAGCCGGTCCACATAGGGTGCAAAGCGCGCCTTCCAGTCGGTCCATTGTGCTCGTGACAGCTGGCCCAGCAAGGTTGATGCGCCCTGATCGCCACGGAACGCCTGACCCGGATCGACGCGGGTCATGCCGGTATAGCCCATATCCACATTTTGCTGGCCGATAATGGATGACAGCAAGCCGGCATTGAAAGCCGGGGCGACTGCCGGTGCCGGTTGTGTCGGCTGCTGCGTCTGCGGGAAGTTAATGCCATTCAATCCGAGCATGGTTCACCTCACATGTATCCCTTGTTGATATCCAGCCCGTAGTTAATGCCGCCACGGCCGTTGCCCAGCGGCTGATCCACGATACCACCCAGTTGATCGGCTGATTTGATCGGGTTTTCTTTCATGTAATACCGTGTCCCCGCGCCCGCTATGGTCCCCAGCGTATTCAGGTTGGCAGACCGGCGATTGAATGCGTTGAAGGCATCGCCCCTCGCCTGCTGCGCCGACAGTGAGGACATATCGGTAAGGCCTGCCAGCGCGCGTGTATCCTGCCCGCTGCCAATGGCCAGCACGTTCTGCAGGCCAAGCGCCTTCTGGTTATCCTGTTCTGCAAGGGCCCGTGCCGCTACTTCGCCGCCTGCGCTGGCTGCGTCAGTGGTGGCGTCCATCATCAAGCCCTTGAACTTGCCGGAGGATGGATCAATACCCGCCGCCTGCGCTTCATTGCCCAGCTGTTCCGCACCCCGGCCAATTGCGGCCTGTGTGCCCTGATTCGCCCGACCCATGATGTAGGCCTTGCGCCCGGGGCTGTCCATTTGCTCCACCTGCTGCATGTACTCGTTCTGCAATGGAGCCAGCTTGTCCTGGGCAAAGTTCCACTTCTCGGCTGCAACCTGTGCAAGGTATTTCTGCTCAGGGGTATCTTTGATGGTGTTGTCACCGCCGCCACCGCCACTCATAGGCTTAACCTCTCAAGTCGTTCATGTAGTCGGCCAGCAGATCCTCATGGAAATGCCGCCGGATAGGCTCGGAAACTTCCTGCATCCAGCTGTAACCGCCGATCAGGTAGGTGCACTGGATCACAACAGCCGTGAGCTGGTCGCGCAGCACAAAGGCCAAATGCTGGCCGTGCTGGTCACCGGCCCGCTCCATACTGGTCGAGTCGGTCCAGTCCTGCAGTGCCGACGCCATCAGCGGGCGCAAGTAGGGCTCATGCTGTCGATAGAAGGGATTGGCCGGAAGCTCAATCAACGCCATCCAGAACGCGCGCGTAATGGCGGCATCCGATACTGGTTTGTCTTTGTCGATCAGGTCATCCAGCACCTGCGAGATGCGGAACATCTGCTCGCAAAACTCCACTGCCGGGGCACACCCCTGCAGCACCTCGTTCAGAAACTGGCGTTCATCAGGTCTTGGCATGGTAAATTCCGGGCACAAAAAAGCCCGGCCAGAATGCCGGGCTGAGGAATGTTCAGATTACAGAAATGATAGCAGAAAATGAGGCAAAGTCAGCCTTGCACGCTGCTGGATACCGGATGGTTATTCATAGACAGGATCAACGAAAGTTAGTGGGCGTTTTACCACTGTGGGGTTGAGCCTATCGTAGTTATGAGTGTCTATCGACATAACAAAGTATGAATCAATCTTCTGCGGGACATATGCGTAATAGTGATAGCTCGTTGGAGGCGGCATCGAAACTATGTGTTTGCACTTGTATATATCAATAGCGCCCGGACGAATGCCAAACGTCGAGTAATCCAACTCCCCCTCGAACTCAGAATAACGCGACGTGTAGCCAAAACCAGAGGATATGCCGCCGCCTACAACATTGACGGCAGAATTTGAATTTATAAAGTTCGCACTGACAGCCCTGGACCTTCTGAGGCCGAACTGAAAAGGGTCTGGCCGGAACGCTGAAGACCCCGTTATGGTCAAAACCCCTTGCAGGATCAGATCGGAAAAGCCCGATGTATACAAAGGCACACCGCTCGCGTCAAATACACTGATCCCGTGCCCGCTATTAGCCTCTGCGCTCGTCGGCCTGCCCGGTGAAAAACAGTAAAGCCGCAACTTGCTGCCCGCCGGCGCAGAGCCTGCTATGAAAAAGCCGAGCCTTGCTCCACCTCTTACATGCACTCTTGCGATATTTACCCTTATCGAATCCGAGCCTTTCCAAAACATGACCACACGACTGTCATCATAATTCCCGCCAAAGTGTTTCGGCTGGCCAGGCCCGAAAGCTTCCACAAATTTCGGCCTGCCATTGTAAAGATCAACCAGCCCTCTAACATCGTAATCGTTTAACCTGTCCAGGGCGTTTGGCGGGCTTGGAGTGTAGGAGAAATTCCCAATATCATACTCAATAACACCCAAAAACCTGAGAGAGCTATCACCCGATCTGTAAGCCGAAGATCCGTTTCTCTTCAATAAGTCGAATCCGTAAGTCATACTCTTCTCGCCACGAGAAAATCGAAATCATAATCATCGATATATGATCCGTAGGCATTCCATCGCTCACCACTTTTGGGGTGTCTAAAATCAAATTCATTATTCATGGATAGGACGTTAGCGCTGTCATAGTAAGTCTCATCGCGCGCATCGCTTATAAACAAGGCCTTGAGCGCAGCGTAACCCCCGCTGAGTGTTATTCTTATAGGAAAGGTCCCTGCCATCGGGCAGCTTAGCCTCACAAATGGCGTTCGATCCATCCAGGTATGGTTACCCACTGTATATTTCAGGGTGCAGCCAAGAGGCAGAAGCATGTCCGCGGCAGGATGGTAACTCCTGAGGTTTATGAGGTAGTCTCTTCGTGTGCGGGTTAGTCTGATACGGTCATAGGCCAAAACCCTGATTTCATCAGTGTCTGTGCTATGTATAAGCGCCCCAGTCTCATCGTAAAAAGCATACCCCCAACTCATGCCGACAAATCTCCAAGCTTCACGCGCAGCACGCCTCTTTCGTCATACACCTTGATCACGTTGTCCTTCATTTCCATCCGGGCCCCGCTTATGCCTGATCTGACCGAGAAGGTGCCGAGTGTCATATCAATGGTCACCCGGTTATCGACGGACTGCAGCCGCCCCGCGGTTATTGTGCCCATGTTGGCACTGATCGCGCTGAGGCTGTCGGCCACAATTTTGTTGGCTGCCAGGCTCTCAATGGATGCCGACTTGATCGAAGCGGTCTTCATATACGCCCCGTCCATGACCGTCCTGCCGTTCTCGACACCGAATGCCAGCTGCTCCTTTGCGCCCGGGTGGAAGATGGCAAAGCGGTCCGCATTGATCACGAAGCTGCTGGTGTTGCTGCCGGACTCGTTCGGCTCGGATGCAAGGCCGTAGCCTGCCACGCGGCCATTAGCATCGATCTTGACGGTGAAGCTGGCGGAAAGGCCGTCGATCTGCTCTTTCTGTTCGATGATGGTTTCATCGGTTTCAGTGAGTCGAGTATTGAGATCCTTGCTCAACTGGCTTTCGGTGATGCTGTTCTGCAGCACCTGGAGCATGTATTCAGGGTCCATCGACGGCGCACCGTAGACACCATTGGCATCATGCGGCGGGCCTTCGACGCCCATCTCTGAGACGAATACCACCCAGTAGTAATACCCCTGGGCTTCACCGGTTGCCGGATCGACTTCGTTACCATGCAGATTGTCGACGTACATGGATCCCGACGCCACACCGATCACGGTCGAATTGGCGAAGTTGTCGTCACCGCTGCGGTACAGTCGCGTAAAACCATGGTAACCGTAGCGCGGCGTGTCCCAGTTGATGAAGATCGTCCCCAAGCCGGATGTTGCGGTAACGCCTGTTGGCTTGGGCGGGGTGCGCATATCCGGCTCGTTATCGAAACCGGGCAGAAGGCCGTTGCCGCCGGCGGTATTGGCTGCATTGAACCCGGCTTTCAGCCTACCAATGCCTGATCCGAGAATGTCGCGCAGAGTAATCTTGCGGTCCAGTGGATCGCCGCGCACCCCTTCACCGACTTCCACCAGCTCCTTGAGCGCATTCTGGAACTGCAGCTGCTGCCGGTCTTGGCTGTTGGGTACGTTCGGGAGTGCTTTTTTGGCCATTACACAAGCTCCTCGGGTGACTGGGCGATCTGGACGCTGAACACTTCAGAAGTACCTTCCAGTTCAATCTGCCATTCACGGGTTCGGGCATAACCAGCCGGCAGCCTGAACATGCTGTCACTGGGGACAGTGTATTCAAACACGGTACTGCCGTCGCCAATCAGGCGCAGCGTAGTGGGCCCATCTGCAATGACTTTGCCGCAGGTGAAGCCGGTACGGCCGGTCTGTACCTCAAAGATGCCTGAGCGCCACAGATAAGCCGCCTGAGCGCCGTTATCCCATTCCTTGAGCGTTGACCCCAGCGACAGGTAGAGAATGTCTGCATGGCGGTCGTAGTAGCCGCCGTGCGCGTATTCACTGCAGAAGGTGACGCCTTGCTCCGGCGAAAACACAAAGCTGCCCTGCGTGCCGTTGTCGTAGAACGCCACGTAATCAGCGCCGACGCGGTAGGCGTGAATGGATGCCGGGTTCAGCGCCTGCCATTCCTTCTCGGAAAATACCTTGTTGGTGATCAGCTGCGCACCAGAGCTGGACACGGCCACCAATCCGTCAGGGCTGGCGTAAATAGCGAACTCACCCATATCCACCATGGAGCGCTTGCTGACACAGGCGCGGTTATCGTCGATGCGCACCGCTGACATAGCCGCCGGACTGGAGCCGGTCACAATCACCGGCGCCCCTTTGGTGGTGACCAGTAGGCCCGCTGTGGTTTCGGCCACGGCCACAATGTCATCTTGCAGCGACAGGCGGTAACCAATCGGCCAAGCGTGCGGACGGCCCGCTTCGCTGAATGCCAGCACGTTATCGTAAAAGCCGTATAGTGCCCCACCGGGTGAATATCCCATCCCTGCCAAGTTTGCCGGTGGCGGGTCCCAATCAACAGACGGACAAGCAATCCCAAGATTGGCACTCAGCACTGTATCCGTGAACTGCGTGGAGCCATAGGGCAGGTCTTGCACGAACTGGAACTCACCGGCTTCCGCGCGATAGATGCGAATAGTGCGGATATCGCTCGCAGTGGTTAGCAGCGTAGGCAGTGACACAATCACGCCGCCGACATTGCCATCTTCATCAGCATCCCAGCGCACAACCGGCGCGCTCGGCAAGCTGGGCGGGCTTTCCTCGCCAAACACTGTAAGCAGTGTGAACACATACACCGCCGTCACAGCTGCAATCGGCTCTTCACCCCGACCCGGTGCCGCTGCCACTTCGGGTGCGCCCGCCGGTGCATCAAGCCCAAGACGCACACCTGCCTTCGGGTACGGCTGGCTGCCAGCTGTTGCCGTGCTGATTGATGCCATCATCGGGTAGGCATAGCCACCGCCGCACCAGTACAGCCGCTCCCAGGCATCATCCACAATTGGCGATCGAACAACGTCCACTTCATCAGCAAAGGCGAGCCATTGGCCGTTTGCATACTTGTAGATGGTCTTCGGATCGGTACGGCCGGTTGTAATGCCGGAGTCACGTAGGCCTTTCATAGCCTGCAGCGACTGCAAAGAGGTATCGGCATTGCGTGCGTACTGAGCATACCCTGGCTGAATGCGGCGTGGCGTTATACCGGGGAGTGCTGAACTGAATGCGCTGATCTGGATGGCTGCCATGATTTACCCTTGTGTGTACTGCACCAATGCCATTGCCCGCCGAATGTCCGCTTCGTGCGCTTTACGGCAGTGATCTTTTTCCCAGGGCGAGAATAGCCCGTCAATGATTTTCATCGACCAGCGCCACCGCCGGGAGCCTTCGATAACCCCACGGCGATACGAACGGCCAGACGTGGACTCGTCCGGCTCGCCATTGAGAACCAGTGTGTTGAACATCTGGCTCAGAGAATCACCGGCTCTGCGCCAATATGGACGTTGCATGGTCACACCTCCCACTGGATACCGGACAGATCAATCGAGGCGCCCGCTTTAATCAACTCGGCATACTTCCCTTCCTTAGCAATCAGCGCCATGCGTCGCAAGCCGATAGCGCTCAACGCTTCATGCACATCAGCAACCGGGTGATTCGGGTGGTATTTACTGTCGCTGTCCTTCCAGCTGGTGAAGACTGTCAGTCCGTACTCTGCAGCTGCGTTCAGCGCCTCCTTCAACGCCTGTCGGTTGCCCTGAGCGCCAGAATAGCGAACACCGCCCACGATAACGCCACGCTCCTCCTCCGCTTTGCGCAGACCTTCCAGTTCGGCCAGCAAAGGCGCGTACTGCTTTTCAGGATCAACAGGCGGCTCTGGCATCCAGTCATTGCCGGCGTTCAGCCATTCCTGAACCTGATCCCAAAGCTCGTTGACTGGAGGCACGATTGCGCCTTCTTTGATATCGCCATATTCAGCCAGGCAAAGCGCGTTGCCCGTGCTCATGAGTGCGAACATAGTGTTCCCTCGCATAGTTGTTGAGGTGGTTGATCAGATTATGTGAGTCCGCCCATTGGGCATGACCTTTCCATGCTGGCCAGAAGCGATCCAGCTTGTCCCATTCCCGCCGGGTGATATAGCGGCGGATCTTTAGCTTAGCCCTCGTCACGCTCTGCTTTCGCATCAGCTTGTAGTCACGGAAAATTCGGTAACCCAAGAAGTTCACACCCAGACTTGCAGGGCGGATTGACCACTTACTGAAGCGCAAGCCCAATGCGTGACTGCAGAACAGCTCCATAAAGCCCTGCAGCTCTTCCAGAAATGCACGGCTGTTGTGCAGTACCACAATGTCGTCCATGTAGCGTATGAACGTCGGCGTCTTGAAGGTCTGGCACAGCAGCCGGTCCACCTGCGTGCCGTACACATTCGCCCATAGCTGACTGCTCAGGTTACCAATCGGGATACCGACACCATCGCGAGGCGTGAATTGCGCAATCAGGCTGCGTGTTGCCCTGCAGCTGATCTTGCGGTCGATCTGTTGCCAAAGCACGTCGCGCTGGATGCTGTGAAAGTAGCGGCTGAAATCCGTCTTGAGCGCGAATACTGGCCGCCCACTCTTACCCAGCTGCCTGATCAACTGCTGGCAGCGTATAGCGCCGGAGTGCATACCCATCCCCTTACGGCAGGCGTGTGACTGCGGCAGCATTCCAGCCCCAAAGATCGGGCCGATGACGCCAACCATGGCGTGTTGAACGATGCGATCCCTGAACGGTAGCGCTGCGATCAGCCGCGGCTTCGGTTCATAGACGTAGAATTCTCGATATTTACCAGGCCGATAGTCGCCACTGAGCAGTAATTCATGCAGCCGATCGATTGCGGCCGCGTCATATTCCTTGAAATTGAGGTAGCCGCTGGATGCCCTGCGGCCTGTCGATGCTTTGTGGTATGAGTTCCAGAGGTTTTCCTTGTCTGCAATCTGTGCGATCAGATTGCGGTAGCGTCTTGCCACGTCTGTTCCCTGATGTATCCATAATGAAATGCCGCGCGCGGCTCTCGATATTGCCCGAAGGCTCACTACGCACCGCTATCGCGGACCGGGTTTTGTATTTCCCGAAGGAGGTCTGCAGACAGCTGACCACATGATTGCAGCCACCCCGGCAGGCCGTAACCTAACCGGCGGATAATTTTGCATTCGTTGTACTCACAGGACGCCCGGGCCGAAATGTTGCTGTTCGAGTTGCTCGGCGCATTGTTCCAATTCGAGGCCCGAGAGCCAGAGTTGGACGCGTTGTTCCAGTTGGCACCGAGTAGCACGGCGTCGGTCTGTCTGCCTACCCTGTCAGCGCTTGAACTTCTTCTTCCAGGCACCAACCATTTTACCCACCTCAGCGAGGTGAACAGAGGCAACCTCGTGCTGATGGCGGGTAATCAGCTTGCGGTCCGGCCGGGCCGCAAATCTGAGCTTCCATCGGAGCGACGCCAGCGCCGCATCCAGTGCGTGGACCTTGCTGATCTGGCCAACCTTGGCCGCATCGTAGATGCGTTCAGGCACCTGCAGCATGTTGTCCAGCAATGAGTCCCGGAAGCGTCCATGCTTACGCGGGATATTCTGTGTGATTGGGTAGATGTAATTGATGAACTGGTCGTAGCGCTCCACTACGGCCAGCGGTTTAACGGGTTGCTCTTCCATGTGTCGCTGTCGCTCCACTTACAAGGTCATGTGGCCACAGGACGCCCGGGCCGAAATGCTGCCGTTCGAGTAGCTCGGCGCAATGCTCCAAATCGAGGCCCGAGAGCCAGAGTAGGACGCGTTGCCCCAGTTGGCACCGAGTAGCACGGCGCGAATACTGTGCGTGTAGATATCACCGCGCCCGTCTGTAATATCCTGCCATGAGCCAGCTCCAGTTGCGGTGGTGCCGTTGATGTCCTCGCCCCACTGCCACAGACAGCCGGTAGCCTGCTCCATACCGCAGGCGGATCGGTGCCCAGCTTGGTATTTCGTGGTAACAGGATCGGTGCCGACAGCCTGCCGCTCAACAACACCAAATGCCGCTGCAGTGAACATGGCGTAGGTCAACAGGCGCTTGCCTGCCGCAGCCGCGAGATCGACAGCTTCAAACCATGTCAGCGAACCATAGGTTGCAGTACCGTTGCCGCCGTAGATCGCGGGGATTTTCGGCGGGCTGGATCCATCGGCAATCGTCACACCGCCACGACTGTAACCGTTAATGCCGTAGTCCACGTCCATCAGGTAGATATCCACCCAATCGCCAGTCGGGCACTGCGTCATGCCGCGCGGGTTGGCAGTGGGTCGATACCCCAGATCCCAGATGCTGTGTGGATTGATCGTTGCGGTTGTGTGATAAACGTGGAAGCCCCCAACGGCGCGGCTATTGGCCGGTGCTGCGTCATCCCACGGCTGCGCCGATAGTGCTCCAGACTGATCGCAGTAAATCATGTAGTCAGTATGGGATGCGAGCGTCGGCAGCGTTACTTCTACGCCAGTGGCCAGCGTAATAATCGTGCCGTCAACGTCCAGCGATACCGGCTGCGCGGTTTGCAGTGTCGTGCCGGACAGCTCGAACAAGCGCGCTGAACGGTCCTGTTTGTTGAATGAGTGCGGCATCTCCTGCAGCGCGGTGTCCGCCTTTTCACCCTGGGCAGTAGTGGCCTTTCCATTCAGCGCTTCTTGCAGCCCGGTAACCGTGTCGATCGCCTGCTTGCCGGTGTGCTTAGTGCGGTCACGCAGCTGGGCATCCGTCGCGTTTTTGGTAGCTCCCGACTCGACCCCGATGATCTTGTTCACCATTGAGGCGTTATTCGGCTGAAGCAATATAGCGCCTGCCGACCACATTTCTTGAGCGCTACCCTCTTGCGCCCTTTCTACACCTGTCAGCGTGAAACTGGAACCGTTATCGGTCAGTCCCGTGTAGGTAATGTACTCAGCTTTTTGAAGGCGCTGTTCTGAGTCAATCAGCAGCACAGTTCCCTCTTGTGGCGGCACCCGATAAGGCGCAGCGGCCTTGGTGAATGTCCAGGTCGATGCGTTACTCAGCACCGCCCTGACAAGGTTTTCATATGCCATTGATTACATCTCCCTCACGCGCAGCTTGAAGTCAATTTCCTTGATACGATCTTGTTGTGTTGTTGCTGTGACACGGATCTTGTAGGTGACACCATCAGTGCCGGCCCCCAGCCAGACCTTGATCTGCTGCCGTGCGTCCCCAAAAATTACAGCCTCTGGGTGAGGTGCCGGGCCGACAGTCAGCGCCCCGTCACCCTCGGTGACCTCAACAGCTGCAGACACAACCTCATCGTTGGATAGCGTCTTGAACCAGCGGCGCAGATCAATGTCGTAATCGAGAACATCTGCCGGCTGTTTGTCGAATCGTTCCATTTAAACCACCATTTCTCGTGCTGTTTGCTCGACGGCAACGCCACTTTGCCGCTCACCCACTACCAGTCGCCGCCATTCTGGTGCTGGGTAGTAGTCATTCAGCTTCACTCCGCCTTTGGCGGATGCCATGCATACAGCATCCACTGATCCGATCAGGTATTTCACGGTCACGCCAACTGCAGCGCTGGCCGAAAAGGAAACATCTCCACTGGCGGGCGTCACGCGCTCACTTGATGCTTCGCCGGCAGCTGTCGCACGCATCTCAGCATCAGGGAACAGCGTCCTGATTATCTGGCCGTCTGCATACCCATAACCCGCAGCCTGCCGCCCGGATAGGTGAAACATCCTGTTCGACTGCCCAGTTGCCATAGCGACAGACAGCGAGGCTCCTGCGGCCCCTTTTCTGTGCTCGCATGCCAGCGTCTCTGCAGAAGCAGCAAGGACAGCAGTGGCCGACTCCCGAAATCTGACGCGTGCAGATCCTGTTGCAAAGCAGTCACCAACCAGGGGATCAAGTGCCGGATAAACGTGAGCCTGCGAAGCTAGTAACGCTGAAGAGTTCGCGCTGCCGGTCGCAAACAGTTCATTATTCAGCTGCCACTCGCCGTAGACGGTTGCGATGGCTGCGGCTTGCGAGTAGGCGTTGCGGGTAACGTGCTCGTCACCTGTCGCGTGAGACTCTGCAACACCGTGGCGACTGGTGCCTCGTTGAACCTTGTTGGGTGCTGCGGCCAGGTATGCGCCTGCGGTTGCCGCGCCTTCGCCGTAGTAGCCGTCCGGCAAGCCGATAATGACAGCCTCCGCGACAGCCTCTTGAGGCTCCACGGTTACAATAGCTTCCTGCCAACCAGTCAGTTCTGCATCCGCCCAGGCCGAACCGCTTGAATTGCGTTTCAGTAGCCGGGCCGAGTTCTCTGCAAGCGCTCTTGCCTTTGCATCACCCGGTGAGAAAAAGTCCGCCTGCGCGTACCCAAGCGCGAGGACGGCAGTTAGCGCGAGGCCAGTAAAGTGAATCGTCTTTTCGACTTTACCTGTTGGTTGGGCGAATGAATCAGCCTGCCCGTCGGAATGCAGCTCGGACTTAACCGAGCTGTACCCGACAGACTCAAGTCCAAGTCCGAGCATTATTCAGCCCTTACGCCAGGGTGACTTTCAGTGCGCCGACCGGGAAGGAAAGCACATCGGACGGGTCCAGTGTTTTCGGGTTAGTGAGCGCCGCGTGGTACAGCAAGTTGCCGCCTGTTTCAGCGTCATAGATTGCCCAGTGGGTCACGGACACCTGACCATCAACGATCGCCGGGAATGTGATCTGCTTGGAGTTTGACGTGTAGCCTTCGGTGGCATGCGGAACGTCCCAGCCGTCAGACGGGGTGGTTGTGTGGGACTGTTGACGGACATAGGCAGAGTCAGCTACTTCCGTACCGGTACCGGCGTCAGTCGGGTCGGACGTGAACAGGGCGATATACACTGGGCCGCCGGAGTAGCTGCCGCCGCGCAATGTGGCATTGATGAGCGACTGCTCCAGGTGGTTGGAGAATGCAGACATGGTGTTTCCTCTTGCTATTTAGATGAATCGACGGGGTTTTACAGTGCGAGATCCAAAGGCCCGGCCTGTCTGCGTGCGCTGCCGCGCTTCTGCAATGGCGGCTTGCCACTGGATATAGTTCGATTGAGCGGCCTGAGGATTGCTCCATTCAACGCCGTTCATGCTTGTCATGCGGTAAACAGCGCCGCGGGCCAGTGTTTCGATGTATGGCTTGAGGTCATCGGGCAACGTGGATGATTGAATGCGCGGTTTTAGTGCCAGCATGACATCAATGTTCTGGCTGCTGGTAGCCGGAACCGACAGCTTGATCATTGATGGGGTTGGCTGGGTGTAATCCTTGCCTCGCTCGCGGTCTGCCATGGACACAACGGCCACGATTTCGCTATTGCTGGGCGCGAACAGTTCCACATCTGCGCTGCCTTCTTCGGTTTCCACTTCCTCTACCTGCTGCCAGGCATAGGTTTCTTCGCAGAACTCCCGCGCTGCCAGCATGATCTGCTGCCGAACAGTGAACTCGGGTACGGAAGGCGCTTCGATAAACACCAGTGAAACAATGTCGTCCAGCGTCACTGTGCACCCCCTTCAGTCTGACCGCCTACAGCTGCAGCAAATGCGGCATAGTGCTGCTGCGCCCTTTGGGCGTTTCCTGCAAAGTCGGCATCCTTTGACAGCGCCCGGTACACCACATAGTCAACAAGTGCTGGCATATAGGTGATATCAAGTTTCAACTGATCATCTTTGGATGATGAATAGCTGCCGTGCGGTTCCGGTGTGATCGAGTACACAATTTCAATCTGCGCGCCCTGGGCCGCCGGCGGGTAGACATAGAACCGCTTCGGATCAGCATCGGGCACAACCAGATCAATACTCACGGACGCATCATGCCGCGCCCAATCTCTCGCCATGCGGTCAAGCGTTGCTCGCGTGATCGCCTGAACAGCCGAGCCGGTTGATGATTCAGCCGTATTGCGGACAACCGTGATCAGGGCATGAGCTCCTTCTGGAATTGACTGCAGTACACCTGCAACCAGACTGATCTGAGCGGTTACGGCATTTGCCCCGGGCTTCACCCCGACGATGGCCGCGTAGCCATCGTTGAGCCACTGCACCAGTTCGTCAGCCGTCCAGCGCACAGGCGCGCCATCCTCCTGGTGCAGTAATCGGTTGCACCGATTGACAAGATCCGAAACGATGGGCATCGATTAACCCTCCTCGATTTCCACCATGTCCGGGTGCTTGTCGAGATGCTTGGTCCACAGCAGGATGCGACCGGTTACGCGGTGACGCATACGGCGCTGCTTGGGCTTGGTGTCCTCGTCAGACTGTTCGCCTTCGGAGTCGTCAGCCATGCCGTTTGCCTTGTTCAGCAACTGCTTGCGGATAGTCTCCATCCCTTTGCGCTTATCAACCTCAACGCTGAGTACGTCACGGCCGATACGCTCCAGGGTGTCCTTGTCTTCTGCGGCTTCGATGGCCTGAATTACGTCTTGCATGATGGAATCCTCAGAATCAGAAAGAGAAAGGGCCCCGAATGGAGCCCTTATCGATCAACGGCCTGATCAGCCTTTGATGGCGTACATGTGACCCATAGCGTTGGGATCGATGACCTTGAAGCCAAAGACGTTCAGGCCTCGAACGAGGTCGCCAAAGTCGTTGGGGTTCTTCAGGGTTTCCATCTCGGTCATCTGAGATGCAAAGGTCAGCGCCTTCTTGTGACCGAACAGAATGTTGGTCACGGTGTTGGTGGCGTCCACGGTCTTGCCCATGTTGTTGGACACGTAGACGGTGAAGTTGTCGATCATGCCGAGGCGACCATTGCGCAGCACGGAGGTGCCATCACCCATCATGGACGCGTCTTTCAGATCGGACTTCTTCAGCAGGTTGGCGTACCAGGTCGGGATCACGATCCAGCGATCGGTTTCCGGTACGTTCTGCTCCCACAGTACGGAGCCGCAATCCACCAGGTAATCGACCGCATTGGTCTTGTCGATGGAAATCGGCGCGCCAGTGGCACCCAGGTTGTAGCTGCCGGAATCGACACCTGCAGTTGCACCTGCGTTTGCAGCAGCAACGTCGGCATAAACAGCCGCCAGAATGTCGGTATCGATGGCGATCTTCATCTTCTGACCGGCATCGTTTGACCAATCGTCCATCAGCTTGATATCAGCCTGATAGGCATCCACATCGTTGACCTCGAAGGCAAAGTATTTTGCCTTGTTGATCTGCAGTTCGACCTTCGCTGAGGTCGGCTTTTCGTAGTTCAGGCCACCGCCAATCTCATAATCAGAGATGGCGATATCGGGGGTGGTGCGGATCTGCACGGTGTCACCCTTGGCTTTGATTTCCGATTTGTTTCCACCCGTAAGGGCTTCGTCCCGGCTCTTTATCCGGGCTCCTGCCGGTTTCCCGGCAGTCCAGACTATATCTTCACTACTTGCGTTTGCGTGGCTTCTTGTCTTTACCGCGCCCCACTTTGCCTGCATGGTGGTGGCGGGTATGCTCAGCCAGTGTGGTCAACTCAAGATTTTCAGGGCGATTATCGAGCTTGTCGTGATTGATATGGTGAACCACCTCGTCGGTCTCCAAATACCGACCGAGTTTGTTTTCCATTACCAGCCTGTGCTCTCTAATGTAGCCTTTACTGTCTGCCCCGGGATGCCCACTTGGTGCCCGGACCATCCTGTAACCGTTATGCGTGATTATCTCGCCCCTGTGGTACTCGTCGGAAAGCCTGAATCCCACAAGCCTTGCAGCTTTCAGGACTGTGGACTCCGCGTACCCGGCTGCTTCTGCCACCTGCTTGGTTGTCGCGCCGTCCCGGAAGTGGCTACTGATGGTCTCAACAGTCTCATTCCATCTGGGGCGCGAGTTCCTCTTGATGCCGTATCTGTTCATGTAATTCATGACCAGTTTTTTTGATACGCCGTATTTCTCGGCAATCTTCAGCATCGAGCCAAGCGCTTGATAATCACTCTTGAGTTGATCCTCGGTGATAAAAAACTTTTTCTGTGCCATAGCGACTCCTGTTTATATAAACAGTATCACCTTGCTACGGCATTTCGCAAGTGCGCCCCGCACTCTTGGGCCTTTACCGTCCGTTCTGGACTCCATGACCTAGTCGTTGAACCTTCACCCTGTTCCCAGGGCGCTTGGCTGCTGATTGCCCAATCCTCAATCTTTTTGAACCGTCACGTTTGTCGTTACCGACTCCGTTGTGGTGATTGAGGCTCTCAGGGCTTCCCAGCAATTCACGGGGTTTAACGAGAGCTAATACTTAACCCTCGTAGTTGGTGTTTGCGATCTCGCCAAAGACTGTATTAGCGTACAGCTTTTCGATCATTTTTCCGGACCAGATTTGCGGGATAAAGCCGCTTGCACTGGTAGAGCTGTAATCCGGGTGACCGGCTGCGCGAGTTGGACCTGCCATGATGTATTCCTCTCAAATAAGGGTGTGAGGCGTTAGCCGATTACACGGCCGTTGCGTTGTGCCTCAAAAATTTCAGCTTCAATAGCTGCACGCTCAGCCTCGCTGTACTTGCCCAGGGCTGCACGGGTGTAGAACTCCGTGATTTCGCCACGACTCCAGCTGCGAGCGCCCTGATTCGGTGCGGATTCGCTACGTGAAATGGATGGCTGGATCTTTTCTTCTGGGATTGAGCGGGGCTGGCTGGCAGCCGCAGTGTTCTGGGTGAATGTGTTGAACAGCTTTGCCACTGAGTAGGCGTCAAACATCTTCTGCGCCTTGACCAGTGTCTGCTGTCTTTGCTCACCGGTTTGGCTATCGAACTCCGCCAGATAGGCGTGGAACTTCGGGTCGGCGTTGATCTCGCGGAACTTCGGGGCCAGACGTTCAAGGTCCGTCCAGAATCGCGCTTCGGCGTCCTGTCGATTGGCCTCTTTGATCTGGTTCAGCTCCTGCTTGACCGCTTCGACTTCACGATTCGACTGCCCGGATACCTTCTTGATCAGATCGATCAGGTCAGGCCCAAAATCCTCGATTTCCTGTTCACTCAGGCCTTCGATTGCACTGGCAACGTCCTGAGCTTTGGATTCGATGGGTTTAGGCGCCTGTTCCTTCAGCTGCTGATTCTCCTCACGCAGCGCTGCAATCTCGCTGTTGTACTTGCCCTGCAGTACCTGGAAGCGGTGACGCCAATAGGCGGCATCCTCATCGCGGTTCTGCTCGGTCGGTACAGACGGCTGTTCAGCGGGTTGCGCCTGAGAATCAGGCTGTTTGGCCTTGTCTTCGGGTGCGGGGGTCTGTTCCGGCTCTTTCGCCTCGGCAGCGGCAGGTTCCGGGTTGCCAAGCTGTTTCTGAGCCTGTTCGGCGGCTTCGATTTGAGCCACTACACTTTTCGGGAGCATTCAATCACCTCTCATGAGCGCCATCACGGCGGCCTTCACGTTCAAGTTTCTGGGGTTCTTGCGAGCCAGAAACCACATTAAAAAGCCCGGTCAATGCCGGGCTCTTGGGTGTGGTCACTGTTTCTTTCTGAGTCGCTCGATACTCTGCTTTGTTGTTCGCCACTCAGTGGTAAAACCGTTAAGCGCCTGCAGTGCGCCCTGCTGTTGGCGGAGCAAGTCCAGGTCCTGCGTAAAAACCAGATTGGCCATAAGCTGGCTGGTTTCTTCGAGTATCCATTCCTGCAGGATTTGGAAGCGCTCGTCCTCCTTCAATGAGTGCAGCGCCTGCGCCTGCTGTAGCGTTCTGATTTGAATCAAGCATGCCTCCCACTTCGCTCAACAGCTTCTTGATCTCTGCCAGCGTCTTCTGGTTTTCAAGGGGTTGTGAGTTGGCTTCGGCCAGCAACTTCTGCGCGCGCGCCATCTTCTCTTCGGCGGCTGCCTGCTTCTCGGCCATCTCCAGTTGCATCCGCTGTTGCTGCATCTGCTGTTGTTGCTGAGACTGCGCCGCCTTCTGCTGCTCCAGCTGCTCGGTGTCTGGCATCAGGCCGTGAATATCCAGCTGTTCGGCAATGGTGCGCAGCAGCTTGGCTCGGCCCTCGGTGCCCAGAATCTCCAGATCCATCGGGTTGCTGGTCAGCTGCAGGAACTCGTTGCGCATCATCTGGGTGCGTTCACGGGCCAGTAGTGCAGACGAACCGCGGGCAATCACACGGCAGTCACCTTTCAGCGCCTGATCCGGGTGATACATCATGTTGTGTAGCCACATGGCCTCAATCACGCGGCGAACCACGTACTTATCGATATGGCTGATTGCCGCTTTGATACCCTTGTTGGCCGACTCCATCAGCATGGATAGGCCGGACGCAGTAGAGCCTGCCCCGCCCACACGCTCGTTGCCGTAGGTATAACGCGGAATGTTGGTCGCGTCATCGGCCCGGCGCTCGAACTGCTCGTAGACGGTAAGCAGTTCACCCGCCATAGAGGACGGCTGCCAGAACCTAACGGCCGGATTGTTGCCGGTGGTCTGGCTGGATTTTGTCTGCCAGGTTTTCCACGGGTAGATATCATCGGCATCTTCACCCGGCATCAGGCGATCGTAGTTCACTTCCACCTGCGGGCCGGACGCAATCGCCAGGTTGTTGATCAGGGCGCGCGCTGTTGCATTGCAGGTATCCTGAATATCCGCCATCAGCTCCGGCGGGCAGGTGCCCCAGAATGCACCCGGGATGCGCTGGAAGCTGGCTACATGGTAGGGACGGCGCCCCAGTGGATCGTTGTCGATCACCAGCCGCACTACATGACCGCCGATCAGGATTGCCTCGATGTTGTACTCCAGTAGCGGGTCGATCTGTTGCGGGTCAAAACCATGCTGTAGCAGCTGCAGTCCGATACAGGAGCCGTAGTACACCAGTGCATCGATGGTATCGCCAGACGATAGCCACTCATGCTCTCGGCCTTCCAGCTTGGCGCGCTCACTATCCCCGAGAATCCAGTCACGCAATCCGCCCATACCAAAGTCACGCAGCACGGCATCAATGGCTTCTTCGTGGTAGCCAGGCACGCCGCGCAGCTTCTGCAGCTGGTTGCGACGGAAGCGCACGCGCTCGATCAGGTATGCGGCATCGTCAGTTGTGGTTGCATCAGGTGACGGGTAGAAATCAAACGGGCTGACACGCTCAAACTCGGGCGCAATCTCGCTGACTTTGACCGGCTGCCAGTCATTACCCCAGCCCAAACGGTCCTGCCTGCGCAGTATCGGGCCCTTCAGGATTGCAGCGGGAAAGGTAACGAAGTCCTCGATGAACAGATCCAGCGCCTCATCCCATTGACCTTCGGCAAGCTGATCCTCGATCTCGTCCTCCATCGCTTTTGACGCTTTGCGCGCAGCCTCGTTTGCCTGTTCCTTCACGTCCTCAATGGCACCCATCAGCATCTGGCGCGCCTGATCAGGGCTCATCTGCTGCCCCTGCTGTGCAGCCATCTGGATCTGCTGCATGACCTCCTGCTGAATCTGCTGCTGCAGCGGCACCGGGATCTCAACCACTGGCGTCGGCTCCATACCCCACGGTTTGTCGCCGGTCGGGATCATAATGTCGCGCACCCAGCTTGCTGCCGCTCGGCACTTGGTCGCAGTCAGTTGCATGTAGATCTCTGAACCGCCCTGCTGACGGATCTGTGCCAGCTTGTCGGCTGAATACTCGCCATTCACCCGGCGCAGACAATCCAGCAACCGCTCCTGCACTTTATCCTTCGCCTGCTTTGCGCGTTCCCAGTCGCGGCGAATCTGGCCGGCAATGGATTGCTCCTGCTGACGCTCGCGGCGAATCTGCTCCGCCCGTTCGCGCTCGGCCTGCTCTGCCGCCTCAAGGTCGGCATTGGTTGCTGTGTAAATCAAACCTGCCATTAGGTGTATGCCTTCCAGTTACCGCGCCGTCCGCCGGCACGCTTGCGAGCGTTTATGATCGTTTCCACTGCAGGGATCAGCACTTCATCGATAGGGTGGAACGTGATCGCCAGTGAGTCGCCCTTGTCTGGGGATGCCAGGCCGCGCGATTTCATATCTTTCTTGCTTTCCAGCTGAATGCGCAGCTTGTTGTCATAGCCGAAGTTCATGGCGGACAGGTCATCGACCAGTTCGCGGTCCCCGGCCGGTAGATCACCGGTCTTGAGCCACTCCTTCAGCTGGCCGTACATCCAGGCGCGCATATTGATGTAGTCGTTGGCTGCCGGGCTTGTACCTGCTGGCTGCACCTCGACGACCGGCATCTTGAATTGATTGAGTCGATCCACTACGCCTGCACCTACACCCGGGGCATCGACACACACGGCCGATACATTGCCTTCTTTCAGGTACAGATCACGTACCTTTGAAGACAACTCCATGGTATCCAGCTCGCGGAACGCCATCTGCCAGTGAACTTTCGGGCCCTGCCGCAGCGTGATAACAGACTGGTCAGACCCGAAGCGCGCCACATCGACACCCATTACCTTCGGATAGTTGGCGAATACAGCCGGCAGTAAGTCGCGGTCCTGCGCCTCAGTGACTGAATCACCGGAGATAAACTGCGTATCCGACACCCTGGGGAACTCACCACGGACGCGCACCCGGAAGAAGTCGCTGTCCTCGCCGTAGTCCTCAAGCCACTGCTGAATTTTGCGCTTGTCGGTCATCTTGGCAGAACGGCTGTCCACCTGCCGTGTATGCCAGCGGTGCCGGAACTTGCTGAAGCACTGGCGGAATCGGCCTTCGTTTCGCGTCGGGTTACCAAACACGAACCACATGGCACCCGCTGTCGTCATTGCGCCCTCGGATACCTCCCAGATGATGTCGGGAATACCGGAGGCTTCGTCGTAGATGATCAGTACATGCTTGGCGTGCTGCCCGGCGAAGGCTTCCGAGTTGTGCTCACTGTTCGGCACGGCTGCCGTGAACCATGTTTCAGCATGGTCAACGTGGTGGAACTTGGTTGCGGTCCAGTTGAACCAATGTTTGTTGATCGCGCGCTTATGCCAGACAGCCAGCTCTCGCCAGGTCTTTGTCGTCAACTGGCTGGCAGTGTTGGCGGTGATGATGCCGTTCAGGTGCGGCCGTGTACTCATGGCCCACAGAATCAACCATGCTGTCTCGGCCGACTTGCCGATACCGTGGCCTGAAGCTGTCGCATCCTGAATGGACGCTTCCGGGTCTTCATCAAACTTGGCCGCGATGGCTTCCATCTGCTCACACTGCCAAGCGTCGGGCCCGTCCATATCTTCCAGATCAGTGCCAGGCTCACCCCACGGAAAGGCATACAGCACATACCCAAGCGGATCATTGATGAAGCCAGCGATATCCTCGGTCAGCTGCAGCTCGAACTGGTCACGCTTCACGGTTTTTCACCCGCTTGTGCGCGCGCTCCAGCATGGCGGCATGGTCAACCACTTCCATCTCGACCCGCTCTTTCCATGCCTGCACATCAACATGGCGACCTATCAGCTCCAGGTTCTTCACCTTGTCTGGCCATTTGATCTTCTGCAGTACGCTCTCGACCTCGGCCTGATCGTCATTGCCACCCAGTGTTCTCAGGCGATTGATATCCAGCCCTGACAGGGTTGTGCGCCACACCTTCGGCCACTCACGGACCGGCTTCAGGCTGCCATCATCAGAAAGGATGTCCAGCACATCCATCTGGTCGATCTCTGTCAGTCGTTGAAGCACGTATGCCGCATCAACCTTGAACTGCTCTTCAGCTATTTTTGCCGCTTCCAGCTGGAGCTGGTTAACCCTTGCCTTAACCTTGTCTTCAGAAAACAAGCGTGAAGCCTTCTCGTGGACTGTCTTGTCCTTCCAGCGCTTCGATTGTGGGTAGGCTTTCCGGTACGCCTTACTCCGATCACCGCCGTTCAAGACATACTCTTGGCAAGCGGTTTCTTTGCGGGCATCAAGCTGAATGGGTATATCGCGTTTTTCCATAGCGGCCCCTCTCGGGCGGCTGAGTTGAATCGGGGTTTACTTCCCCAGCATCCGGGTCTTGTCTGCGCTGCTGCGAGTCGTGCCGACCCAATAGGTGATGCTGGCCACCCACAGGGTTACCGTCTGGCCCAGCAGCATGTAGGCGATATCCTGGTTCTCCTCCGGGATTACATGGAAGAACACCAGGTATATGACCCATGCGCAGATGATGGTCATCATTGATGTGATTGCAGCAGGCATGACGCTGTTCTTGTGCGCAGCTCGGGCATTGGCCTTGTCTGCCAGTTCAGCGCGCAGCGTATCCAGTGCGATCTGCTCCAGCTTCTCGCGGTGTTCATACGTCCACTTCTGCAGCTGCGCGAAGGACTCGGGTGACTGCAGTGCTTTGGCTACCGCCTGGGGATCATCTTCAACCCCCAGCGCGCCCGCAATCATCGCCCCTACCGTTCCGCCTGCCGGGCCAGCCAGTACCGTGCCCAGTACCGGAAGCGCCTTGCCTGCCATGTCGCCGATCTTGGACCAGTTCATACCGCCACCTTGATCAGTGCTGTTGCCACACTTACGATGCCGACGATCAGTGCGCCCATAACGGTCAACACCTTCCACCCTCCGGTAACCGACCCCCTGCTGGCAGTTAGCTGGTCCCGGATCTTTTCGATCTGCTCGGCATGCTTTCGGCACTCTGAGATATCGGGTCGGTCATGCTCCAACAGCCTGATACGCGACTCATGATCATCAAGCTGTCGCCCCATGCGCTTACTGGCGTCTTCGTGCTGCATATGACGAGCCTCTGACGCGGCCATGGTCTTGCCCATCTCCGCCGCCGCGTCTGCCACCTTCACAACCGCATCACGCAGTTCTTTGATGTCCGAGCGCACTTCATCACGGTGAAGATTCATCGCGTGCTGATGATCGTTCAGCGCTTTGAGGATCAGATCGGTATCGCTCATCCGGTTACCATCCCGTGCCAGTAATTCAGGATGCGCTTCACATAGGTGGTGGTTTCGAGTGCATGCTTGCCTGTCACCTCCGGCAGCGCCTTGATGATGCTCGCATAGTCGTTTGCACCACCTGCGGCCTTCTGCGCTTTCAGCAGATTGCCGAAACCGGCGTTGTAGCTGGCCAGCGCGAGACAGTAGCGATCGATATCAGGACGGGGAGCGGACCAGCCATTCAACAGCTTCGCCATGTAATAGGCGCCTGCCGGAATGGCCGCTTCAGGATCGAATGGGGTGATATCTGCAGGATAGCCGAGTTCTTTGGCCACATCTGACCAGGTGCCCGGCATGAATTGCGCGATGCCTTGAGCCCCTACTGGTGACACCGCATTCGGGTCCAGCCGAGACTCTGCCAGGTACTGCGCCTTGAGGAGACGCCAATCATGGCCGGGCAAGTATTGCTCTGCCGCCTGCTTGATCAGCGCGTCATACTGAGTGGTCATAGCGATTCTCACGAATGGCTGAATTTGGTCCCGGGTTATCCGCCGGGTTCGGATGTCTGCCGCTTCGCAGCGGTAGCCTGTCGCTTCACAGCGAGAATTGCAGGCACAAAAAAACCCGGACGCGATGCCGGGTTCATTTGTCTGGCCGTCAGTACGACCAATCTACAAAAAATGATAGCAGAAATGAGGTGTACTGCAAGCGCTATGCTGCAGCCAGGCAAACATTTCTAATCATGGCCAGCAGCTTGTCTTTTCCCTTGTACCGATAGTGCCGGTATTGCGGTACCGTCATGCCCAGTTCCTCCGCTATCCTGCGCTCGGTCCAGCGTTTACCCTGGCGGTCATAGGTGCCGGCGGTATGCTCATGGATCAGCAGACAGGTACGGTGTCGCTGCGGCAGCCTGCCGATCAGCTCCCTTGCCTCGGGCAAGAGCGCATGCGGGTTCCGAATGAACTCCACTTCCCGGATCATCTTGATATCCGCCTGGTCATTCCCAGTAGGCGGCGGCAACCAGCCTCGAAACTCAATCAGCGACTGCAACAGACTGGGCTGATGCCAGCCTGCCGCGGTATCGGTACTCATCACCCAATTCAGGTAAACCTCGATCAGCTTATCCGCGTGCTGCTCTACCGTCATGCCGCTGTCTCCTCTGCTCTATGATCCGCTCACGTATCTCGTCCTTCATCTGCTGGCTTTGCTTCTTCGCCCAGCTTTCCTGCCGCTGCCGGGGTTGCCGGTCTACCCAACGGGCCAAGCAGTCGAGGAAGTGTTCTCGATCCTCGGGTGTCATGCCGCCCACTCCACTCGATCACCGTTGAACCTGATCGCCTGCGGTACCGGCTCGATAATGATTGCACCCTCCTCACCCCAAAACTTCAGTGCATCGGCATGGAATATGTGTTTGTCCTCCTGGTGGACCGCATCCCACAGAGCTTTCAGCATGTTGTCGGCATCCGGCTTGCCCTGGTGCGGCTGGCCGTTCATTTCTGCGCGTTTCTTCTTCGGCCATGACTTCGGCATTGGTAGGATGAAGATTATCCGGTCCCCGGTGGGGCGCAGTTGGATGCCAAGCGCACGCACCTCATCGCAAAAGGCGCGGTATCGAAGTACGGCCGGACGTTTTTTCCAGCGGTCGGCCTGAGTCATGCGAGGCTTGGGTACTGGGGTCAGTTTGTAACGCTTCATGCCGCCACCTCCACCAGCCCGCGCCTGGTCAGCTGCTGCAATGTCAGTACAATGGCTCGATCCATCCGCTCTCGGCGCTCCTCACGACTCAGATGGTTTCCGTTGTCGATCTCATGGTGGCAGTCGGGACAGAGTGCAGCGGTTAGGCTGTCGTCGTTCTTCTGCCCCATGCCTCGGCCCTCGTTGCGGTGCGCGACCTGGATACCCCAGGCGCCACAGAGTACGCATTGATCCAACTGGCCCACGGCGGCCAGCCACTTGCGGTTGCGGTATGGTTTGGTTTTGAGATTCACGCCGCCTTCCTCCCTTCCTGCGCTTCGCGGTACTCGGCATACACAGCCAGTGCCGGTTCGCTCCAGTTCACGCCCATTTCGCTGCCCTGCTGGTACAGAAATTCGATGAACTCTGACGCTTCCGCCTTGCGGAACTTGGTTGTGCTGGGCCGAACGGTAATGGTGCGCTGGCCGTCCATGCTGGTGATCAGCTGCCCTGGGTGACTCAAAGGCTCACCCATCGCGGCCTTCTCCTGCTCAAACTGATCGACAAGCAACGCCTTCCATACTTCGGTGTCATACCGGCGCTTGCCGAAGAACGTCACCTGCTGGGCAATGTCGCGGATCATGGCGTGAAACTTCTTGTTCATTTCCGCTGACCGGCTCGGGCGTTGGACCGATACAGTGACCGGTCCGCCCTTGATCATCTCACTGACCAACTGCCAGACGCGCAGCATCACAGGGCGCTGCTGATCTTCGGTCTTGATCGTGATCGACTTACTCACCAACGAACCTCCGCAGCAGGTGGATCGGAATAATGACGGCTTCCAAGTTGTTGAATCTGGTCACGCCGCACAGCGTCTTGTCGTCCAGCACGTCCTTGAGTGCGCCGCCGGTCAGGTCGCCCGTCTTGATGGGGTTCTTGACCGCCTGCTGAACGATCTCCTCGATCAGCTTGAGTTTCTGTTCCAGTTCATTGACTCGTGTTTGATCGGTCATCAGTAGTCCACTTCCGTGTAGCGTGCCAGGTTGTCGAATTTGAACGTGCCACCGTCCCAAGTGGTGCGGATCACGCCGATTGGACCGTGGCGGTTTTTGCAGATACCCAGCTCGGCAATGCCTTTATCCTGAGTGTCCGAGTTGTAGACTTCATCGCGGTACAGCGTCATAACCATATCGGCCTCTTTTTCGATGATGGAGGCGTCGGCAATGTCACCCATACTGGGCCGCTTGTTGTCGCGTTTCTCACAGTCACGGTTGACCTGAGCCAGTGCGATAACGGGGATTCCCAGTTCTTTGGCGAGCGTCTTCAGGCCAGTGGTTACGTCTGCCACCTGCTGATGCTTTGGCAGTTTGGGATCGGTCGGGTAGATGCGCTGGATGTAATCGACAAACAGCACCTTGATGCCGTGACTGTAAAACCACTTGCGCGCCTGCCGGCGGATGCCATCGATGGTGATTGTGGCGTCGTCGTTGATCCAGAAGTTGCGGCGCATCAGCATCTGGGCACCGGCGGACAGCTTGCCCCAGTCCTCTTCCTGCAGACGGCCCTGGCGGATCCTATTGCCCGACACCCGCCCTTCGATGCTCAACATGCGCACGCCCATCTGGTCGTGTGACTGTTCCGACGAAATGATGCCGAAGGGGACGTTGGCGTTTAGCGCCAAGTTCAGCAGCAAAGCGGTCTTGCCCTGGGCTGGACGAGCCGGAATGACCACCAGATCCGTGTTGTGCCAGCCACCGGTCGAGCGGTCCAGATCGGTAAGGCCCGTCGGCAGACCAACCAATTCACCCTTACTGCCGCGCTCGAACGCCTCCTCGGTGTACTCGATAGCGCCGCGAACGATGGTCTTGGCGTCGTGATCATGGCAAGCCTCGACGGTATCCAGCTCCATCAGATCACGGATTGCGGCATCCACGGCCGCCTGGCCTTTGCGGCTTTCGCTCATCAAGCGATAGGCAATGCGCTCGGCAGCCTGGCGGGTGTGCCGCTCACGCAGAATCGACACGTAGGTTTCGACGGACTCGGCGCGAGCCATGCTGTTGCGGTTCAGTTCAGCCAGTGTTGCCAGCCAGTTAACATTGGGATCAGTGCCGTCCAGGTAATCGCTGACGGAGATGTAATCCGCCACCATGCGCTGATCCACCAACGCCTTGATTGCGCCGTAGGTCTTGCGCCAGACCGTGCCGCTGAACCATGCCGGGTTGACCGGGTTCGCCTGATACACGCCGTTATCGGACAGCATCAGGTGGATCAGGGATGCCTCGGCCTCGCCTGCCCGGCGGGCTTCTTTCGCCAGCGCCTCCTCGGCCTGATCGTGGTCAGCGGTTGAGTAATCCAGTTCGCTCATAGCTCAGTCCTCAAACGGGAAATCAGGGAGGTTTGGCGCACCACCTGTCGGCGGTTGCTTGCCTTGCGGCTTCTGCTGCTCAACGGCTGGTGTCCAGTCGTTCTCGAACTCATGGCTCGGGCCAAAGAATCGCGCCGCCTGCATCACAAACTCAGTGCCTACACGGCCAGTGGCTTCACAAAACGCGATGTAGCGATCAAGTCCGTTTGCCATGACGGCCGGTGATACACCCAGCTTCTTGCGGGCGTTCCAAGCGGATTGCGCTTTGTTCTTCGGATTGCTGCCTGCTCGCTTCGGATAACGTGACCAGACCTGCTCGAACAAAACATCAGGCTTGGCAGTGGTTTTTTGTTGAACACGTTTGCGCTCTGCGCGAGATCCGTGTGAAGCATCAGCGGCAGCGGATGCGTCAATAGATATGACTGGTTCAATGACTGGTTCTAATGACTGGTTCTGTACCCCAATTTCGGGGTCATTCAACATACCGATTTCGGGGTCATTCAAAGTGCCGTTTTCGGTAATATTCCCAGTTTTGGTATCATTCCGTTTTTGGGGTTGTTTCTGACTAACATTTAGGCGCAGTACGCGCACGCGACGAGTCGGACCTTTGCGCTCACCGGTATCAGAAACAAAACCCATTTCGATCAGTTTATTGATACCGCTCTGAACGGTTTTCTCATTCAATGAAGTGTCTTTGACCAGGCGCTGAATGCTCGGGAAGCAGCAATGCTCCTCGTCGGCACGGTCTGCCATCGATAGCAGGATCAGCTTGAGTGTTGCGGGCTTTACTTCAAGGCTCCATGCCCAATCTGTTGCAACTCGACTCATGCCGCCACCTCGTCCTGCTTGCTGATCTGATATTGAGCCCACAGCCCCGCCAGCCAGTTGACACCCTTCGGGGTGAACATGGCGCGAGTGTATGCGTGTCCATTGGATTCATTGGTGCCAGTCTTGGACTGGAAGCGGCCAGCATCGATGTGGTTCTGATAGGCGGTCCACTCACCACCAATGCGGTACATGATCTTGTGGCTGATCAGGAAGTCGCGCAGCTCGCGCTCATTGGCCTTCAACAGCTTAGCTACCTGGCGGAAACCTTTGAGGCCGGTGGATTCCACGTACTGATCAACAAACTGGACAGCGGGCTTCTGCTGCTCAATCAGTGCCTGCTGCTGCTCAATCTGTTCAGCCTGATCTGCAGCCAGGCGCAAGGCTTCGGACAGGCTTGCCGGAATCTGGAAGGATGATTGCGCTACCTGCTGTTCCAGTTCCTGCCAGCGATCCACCAACCGTGCTGTGAACTCAGGGGAAAGCTGCGCAACTACTACGAAGCTATCGCGTTTGCCCTGCTCTCCAGAAAAAATATAAACCCGCTCGACAGTACCATTGGCGGATTTGGCTCCATCCCCCATTGGGGGTTCGGATATGACCGGCTCGCGCTTCACTGTTCTGTCATCGTTAAACTGAAATGACGACAGGCGCTGGATTGACTGCTTAACCTTGTCGTGACGAGATCCAACCAGTTCTGCAATATCTCGACTGGTCAAAGTGATCTGTTCGGATTTGCCTGCTACAATAATCTGGTTCATAATGAACTCCTGTTTTGAGTTAACCCGGTGCGCCTCCCCAGGCATTGATGCATCGGGTTTCTTTTGCCTGTAAGCTGGGGCGTCCTCAGGGTGCGGCCCTCGGCCCCTAACTTTCCGCACTGCTGCCCGGCTTATCGGCTACCGGATGCCATTGGCGCTAAGGCCCGTTGCGTTACCACAACGGAATACCCACGGGTGGCGCTGAAATTTCAGACTTACCGGCTCGTTGCCAGTCCGTAGGTATTGCGTTGCCCTTTCGCTGTCGCCACCGGTGAAAGGGATACCGGCTGTTGTCTGGGAAGGAGTCAAATCCCTAGGCTAACTGGATTGTCTCGGGCGCTGATCCAGCTCACAGCACTACATGCCCACCTACACGCTTACAGGTGTTAAGCCGCGCCGGGCACGCAGTCGCTGCAGACGACATAACCCAGGTCATACCGGTCATTCGGACCGCCACACTTGCGGCATACCGGTTCACCTTTCATGCTGCTGGCATTCGCCTTGCTGCGCTGGATCGCCCAGTCGGTGTTCTTCTCTTCGCGCTCCTGCGCCAGATCGACTACATCAGCCACGGCCAACCCCTTCACCATTTCCGACAGTTCTTTCAGCACCCGCCGCACCATTTGCCGAACCAAAGATGCGGTGCATAGACTGAAATTGACGGTGCTTCTCAGCGAGGTGAGACATGATGAGATCGCGCAGATATTCAGATGCAGAGATACCGACCAGATCGGCCAGCGCCTTGATTTGCGCTTCTTCTTCGTCGGTGACGTGTGTGGCCAAGTGGCCGGGTAGTTTTGCCATGGTGGGGTCCTTATGCAGTCTTCAAAAAACCAAAAACATCAGGCTGGAGGTCATAAGGCTGCACAACCCAGCCGCACATTTCGCAGACCGCCCAGCAGTGCTCAACCGGAACGCGCTTCCACATGTAAATGGCACTGGTTGAGATGCCGAGGCGTTCAGCAAGGGCCGATACTTTCAGGCTCTTGATGGCTACATCTCTAGCTTCTTCAGGTGTCATGCTGCAGTCCTCAAAAATAGTAAGTAGATTGTAAGCAATGCTTACCAGCAAAGGCAAGCCCATGGTTAGAAACACTTGCGTGATGACTTCTCGAATCCAGGCGCCGAAAATTGAAGATGATTTATTTGGTATAACCAATTGGTGCGATGCTGAAATGAGTGAGGACACGTTAGGCGGACGGATCAAGGCTGCACGGCTTCGGGCTGGGATAAGATCACAGCAAGCCTTGGCTGATCTGGTGGGCGTCTCGAGAGCGGCGGTGACTCAATGGGAGGGCGGCGGCACGATAAGTGCTGATAGCATCTTTGCTGTAGCTCGGGCGTGCGGCGTCAGTGCTGAATGGTTGAAAACCGGAAGGAACGTCCGATCCATGAATTCCGCCACACTGCTCCATGCGATTGATGCCTGGGACGGTGATACGCCACTCGGGGAAGATGAGGTAGAGCTACCGTTGTTCAGGGAAGTCGAGCTTGCTGCCGGATCAGGCTGCACCCAGGTTCAGGAAAACCACGGCGCAAAACTGCGCTTTGCTAAATCAACACTGCGCCGCAAAGGCATTGATCAAAGCCATGCCGCTTGCTGCTTTGTCACCGGGGATAGCATGGAGCCAGTGCTACCAGACGGCTCTACCGTTGGTGTCGATACAGCTGCCAAGCAGATCGTTGACGGCAAGATGTACGCCATCGATCACGGCGGCCTGCTGCGGGTGAAGTACCTGTACCGGATACCCGGTGGCGGTGTGCGTATTCGCTCTGCAAACCGTGACGCATACCCAGATGAGGATCTGGCGCCGGATCAGCTTGAACACTTCCGTGTCATTGGGCGCGTGTTCTGGTATTCAGTGCTGCTATAGGAGGCGGTATGAAACGGATTTCGCTGCTGACGATCGCCCTGTTACCGGATACACCACCCGCCACCATCTTTATTTGATGATCTAAAGTAGAAAGCCCCCAAGAACCCGCTCCGGCGGGTTTTTTTGTACCTGCAGAAAGCAACCCTTAACAAATTTCAATAGAGCCCTTGACGAATATGTAAGCCCAGCTTACTATCCAAATACGTAAGCAATGCTTACCAATTGAAAGCGCTCTTTAACATCGACAAGATCCCGCACCAGATCCACACCGGCAGATCCTTTGCCTGTGTCGGCGGTTAATCGTCTGGTACATGGTGGCTCTGTAACCACCCACGGCACCGCCGTGCTTCCCGAATGCTCCCTGCCTGGATTGGCCTCAGAACGGCCAGCTTCACCATTCAAAGTGTGACGGTTGATAAATCCGCCCAGCTGCCAGTGGCGTGTAACTGCAGCAAGTGAAACCTGAATATTCCGTTTGCGCCTTCATTGAGGGCGCATTCTGAATCAACAGGAGAACCACCATGACAAACCTGCACAGCTTCAGTGAGCGCAACTACATCATGGCAATGCGCAACAAGGCAAAAGCACGCGCCGAAAGGCTTACCAAGTTCCAGATCGTTATTGAATCAGTCCACCCTGGCCACTTCGGCCAGCTTCCTCCATCGCCTGACGTGCTGGAGTCGAAAGCCCACCTTCTCGGTATCTGAACTTTCCGGTTATGCCTTCTGACGAGGGCATAGCCTGAAACGAAACAGGAGATCGACATGGAATCGTTTTTTCTACTCGCAGTGTTTTTTATCGCCCCGGTTGCAGTGCTTGCCGGTGGCTGGTTGCTGTTCACTGCCGCCTTCTGCCTGAAGGCAATCGCTACCGGCCAGCCAGTAAAGCCGGTTCTGACCGAAATGCTCAATGAATGGTGATTGATATGAATACCTATGACCACGGAGCAAACCTGCGCGCCCAGGCCGGTGCGCTGGAAGAATTGTTGTTTGAACGTAGTGACGAAATCACCGAGCTGGTGGATGTGTTCATGGAGTCCGGCCTAACCATCGGTAACCGCTGGCACAAGCTGCGTGATGCACATCTGGCCTTCTTTGAGTCGCCTCAGTTTGAAGACTGGGATCAGCGCTCAATGCAGCCCGGATTGACTGATACGCAGAAGCAGGCGCTGGCCACCGAGTATGAAGAACTGATGCAGGCCTATATCCGGCACTACGTTGAGATGCTTGAGCCTGAATTGACTCGGGAAATGGAGGACGCGGCATGAGCACCATCACCCTTTACGCCTACTGCTGGGTTATCGGTGATACCGAAACCATCCGTTACCGCGCCTTCCCGATTGAGGATGACGAACGGCGTCTGGGAATGATCCAGATCGCAGAGGTTGAAGTCGAAGTGCCGGATATTGACCCGGTTGTACTGGCCGCCGCCAAGCGCTGCGGGTATCTGCAGTATCAGGCGGCAAAACGAATTAAGGAACAGGAGAACGCAGCATGAATGCCATCGTACAACAGGCCCAGGAACGGGCCTTAAGCCAGTGGTTTGAATCCAATCCTTGGGCAGCTATGCGCGGAATTGACGAAGCCATGTGGAACGCCCTTTGCACCACTATTTACCCGGGCGCAAAAACCGAGTCAATTCTGATGGCAGTCGATTACTGCAAGGCCCGTAGTTTGGACATCATGTTGAAGCCCGTCCATCTGGTGCCTATGCAGGTCAAGGATGCGCAGACCGGTAATAAGGCGTGGCGTGACGTTCCGATGCCAGGTGTCGGGCTTTACCGTATCCAGGCTGATCGGTCTGGAGATTATGCCGGTGCGGATGAGCCTGAGTTCGGGCCGATCATCGAAGCCGAGTTTGACGGTCAGGATTACCAGAAGAATCCGATCAAGGTAAAGGTGCGCTACCCAGAGTGGTGCAAGTACACCGTCTACAAGATGATCGGGGGGCAACGAGTTTCGTTCAAGGCTACCGAGTTTTGGCTGGAAAACTATGCCACTCAGTCAGCCTACAGCGAAGCGCCGAACGCCATGTGGAAGAAACGACCCTTCGCACAGCTGGCCAAGTGCGCCGAAGCGCAAGCCTTGCGTAAAGGATGGCCCGAGATCGGTCAGGAACCAACAGCCGAGGAAATGGAGGGTAAGGCATATATCGAAAAAGATATCACCCCACCCCGTCAGGCAGATAGCGCACCGGTTGCGCTGGAGCATTACCCGGCTGATTCCTTTGAGCAGAACTTCCCCAAGTGGAAGGCCGCCATTGAAGCAGGCAAACGCACCCCGGAGCAGATCATCCAGACAGTCGAATCAAAGGCTGCGCTGACACCGGAACAAAAACAGCAGATTGAAGGAGTAGCAGCGTGAACATCTTATCCCTGCAGCAAGGCACCCAGGCATGGCACGAAGCGCGTGCCAAGCACTTCACCGCAAGCGAAGCACCAGCAATGGCCGGTGTTTCCAAATATACCAGCCGGTCAGACCTGCTGAAGCAGAAGAAAACCGGTATCGCCCCCGAGGTTTCGGATCACCAGCAACGCATCTTCGACCGCGGCCACGCAGCAGAAGCCGCGGCACGATCTATTGCCGAGGAGACAATCGGAGAAGAGTTGTTTCCGTGTACCGCCACCAGTGACGAATACCCGCACCTGCTGGCCTCATTCGATGGGGTCACAATGCTGGGTGATGCGATCTGGGAACACAAGCATATCAATGACGAATTGCGTCATGCGAATGTCGATACACTGCCCGAGCATTACAAGGTACAGATGGATCAGCAGCTGCTGGTATCCGGCGCTGAGAAGTGCCTGTTTATGGCCAGCGATGGCACAAAGGCCGACTGCAACTGGTTCTGGTACGAGTCCACGCCGGAGCGATTCGCAGCCCTGCTTGCTGGCTGGGAGCAATTCAAGGCGGATCTGGATGCCTACGAGCCGCAGCCGGAAAAGGTTACCGCCACCGGTACCGCCCCTGATTCGCTGCCAGCCCTGGTGGTGGAGCTGACCGGCGCTGTGCGTGCAAGCAACTTGGCCGAGTTCAAGGATATCGCACTGGCCCGCATTGCCAGCATCAAAACTGAACTGGTCACAGATGAGGACTTCGCCACCGCTGAAAAGACGATCAAGTTCTTGGACAAGGCCGAGAAGGAACTGGAGAACACCAAGGCTGCAGCACTGCAGCAGACAGCCAGCATTGATGAACTGTTCAAGACCATTGATCACCTCAAGGCGGAAATGCGCGACAAGCGGTTGCTGCTGAATCGGACAGTGAAAGCTGAGAAAGAAAATCGCAAGGCGCAGATTGTCGAGCAGGCGGATAAAGCCTTTACCGCCTGGCTGAATCAGCAAGCATCACCGGCACCGGTCAACGTCCACTTTGCCCCCGCTATTGCCATGAAGGGCAAAAAGACCATTGCAAGCCTGCAGTCTGCCGCCGATGACGCGCTTGCTGCCGCCAAGGTAGAAGCCAAACAGCAGATCGATCTGTTCAAGTCGAACCTGGCAATTCTGGAAGCAAAGGGCAAAGAACACCGCTTCCTGTTCAGCGACTGGAAGCAGCTGATCGCCAAGCAGCCGGAGGATCTGGAATCAACAATCACCGCTCGCATTGCCGAGCATGAGCAGCGAGAGCAGGCAAAGCTGGAAGCCGAGCGTGAGCGTATCCGCCGCGAGGAGGAAGCCAAAGCCAAGGCCGAAGCGGATCGCAAGGCGCGTGAGGAGCAGCGTATCCAGCAGGAACGAGATCAGGAGCTGGTTGAACGGCAGAAGGCCGAGCAGACAGCGGTAGCTGAAGCGGATCTTGATCGTGCCAATAGTGCGCCGGTTGAACAGCCGCAGCAGCAGATTGAAGCCGACACTCGTAGCCGTGAGGAGATCGACATTGCGTGCTGGCTGTTTGATAACGCCCGTGTCACCCAGGCACAGGCCGGCCAGATTGCTCAGGCAATCGTGAATGGAAGCATCCCGCATGTTCAGGTGAGGGCTGCAAAGGCGGCATAGCGCCATGTCCGACTACCTCATCTACCTGAATAAAAGGCTGGTCACAACGATCAGCCTTTCTACTTTTCCCCGCTGTCATGGCGAGGCAGTTGCCACACGGCACGCCCGGCAGCTTTTCAGCAGTAACAATGTCCGCGCCGTTCTGGTGCGGTGATTAAGGAGATCCACACCCATGCAAAAGTACATCGGCACCAAGACGATCAACGCCCAGCCCATTACCCGCCAGGGATACAACGACCTGCGCGGCTGGACTGTTCCAGCAGACGAGAACCCGGCAGATGAAGGCTACCTGGTCGAGTACATCGACGGCGGCCAGGCCAACCACCCGGACTATGACGGTTATATCAGCTGGTCACCGAAGGAAGTGTTCGAGCGGGCGTATCGCCCCACCACCAACATGACCTTTGGTGATGCGCTGGTGATGCTGAAGGAAGGCAAGCGCGTGGCCCGTAGCGGATGGAATGGCAAAGGCATGTTTGTGTATCTGGTCCCATCGAACAGCTATCCAGCACAGACTGACGCAGCCCGTGACTGCTTTGGCGAAATGGTGCCATACAACCCTTACATGGCAATCAAGAATGTCGATCACACCGTCAGCACCTGGGTGCCAAGCGTGAACGATGCACTTGCCGAAGATTGGATGATGCTCGATTAACCCCACAACTGGAGATCCGCGCCAATGAACGAACAGCAACAAGAAGCCGAGATTCAAGCCAAGAACCTGAACGCGCCCCGCCTGACGCCTGCCACCATCGACTCAGTAATAGCCAGCGAGCATTACTTTACCGCCCGTGATGGTGTTGTCGGTGTTGAGCTGGATGCTGGCCTGATTGATGAGGCCGGTGAAACCAATACACCTGACGCACTGCGCCTACTGACCTTCTGCGTTCTGGTGTTGGAGAACGGCTTTACCGTTACCGGAGAGTCTGCCTGCGCAAGCCCTGAAAACTTCGATGCAGAGATTGGGCGCAAGATCGCCTATGAGAATGCGCGGCAAAAAATCTGGCCGCTTGAAGGCTATCTGCTGAAGCAGGCTCTGCACGACGGCAAGTAACCACCACCAAGCCCCGCCAGCCGGGGCTTTTCTTTGCAAGGAATACCGATGCAAACCATAGCCAGAAATCACTGGGAGCGTGACAACGCTATCAGCGAGATCAATTCAGCCGGGCATATCCCGGTTTCTTTTTACCTGAGCGATATCAAAGCGTGGTTGATCACCACCGAGGAGAGCGGAATGCAGGCAGTAGCACGCGAGAAAGACGTTATTCAGTGGGCGCGTGACCGCAATATCTTTGAAACGGCAACGCCGGTCAGTCAGCACGGCAAGACCCTGGAAGAAGTGAACGAGCTTACCCTTGCGCTGATGACCGGCGACGAGGCCGAAACCAAAGATGCCATTGGTGATATTGCAGTGACCCTGATTCTGCAGGCGCATATGCACGGCTGGACGCTGGGCGAATGCCTTGAGTCGGCCTATCAGGTGATCAAGGACCGTAAGGGCAAGATGGTGAATGGCGTTTTTGTGAAGGAATAAAGCAGGTGTAACCATGACACAACAGAAACGCGCACCCAGTCGGCAGCGCCTGGCCAGTGATGCCGCGTTTGCACCACACCGGGACGAATGTGCCCGGTTACTGCGTGAAACCTACCTGTCGCCGGAAGACATTGTTGCCAGACTCAACTGCCGCCACCGCCACATCAAAGAAGTGGCTGATGAGATCGGCATGGATCTGTACGCCCGCGGCATTGAGTGCCAGCGACAAAAGAAACAAGCCACCCGACGCGCAAAGTTCAAGGCACTACTCGGCAGGATCGACGAACAACTGCTGAGACAGCATCTGAACGATTCAAGCCTGAGCGCATTAACGCTGATGCAGATCCATGATATTGACCGGCCTACGCTGCACAAGCTGGCTCACGAAATGGGTTTCGATATGCAACAGCGAACCCGTGAATACCTGAACAGCGTGAAGTACGACCGTGACAATGCAGACCGCGAGCTGGAGATGGTGAACCGGTACACCATGCGCCGCGAGTCTTTGTCCGGTGACGGCCTCAGTTTGAAATGGCTGCAACAGCCCTGGAGCATGAGCGCATGACCTCAGAAACCGTAAGCATGATGATCGACATACAGCTGGCAATCCACTTTGCCCCGGCTGTACCCGAAACCAGAGTAATCAATCGCGCCGCCAAGAAGATGCTCGAAACCGGCGTCTACACCGGCTGCGACGAAACCCTTAACGCACTAGCCGTGAGCAGCCGAGCAGATGATGCGTTTATCGCTGGCCTGGCCACCATGAGAAGGAGCGGATTCAATGTCTAAACGATCACCGCGAAAAGGCCGCGGCAAGCACTTCGCTGGCAAGTCCCAAAAAGTGAGCATGACAACGGCGCAATACAAGCAGCACCTGCTGATTGAGCAGAGCCGGGCGAAGTACCTGCTTCGCACAGCGCCGACAACGTGGGTAGCCGATGGCAAATGCCTGGATATGCTCCAGAACAACATCAATCCACGGGATATGTTTGCACTGGATCTGGTGAACCTGCTGGCAGAAAAGCCCCTGCCGTGGCGGGTATGGCTTGGCGTCTTCCAGATCGACAACTGGGGCAAGCCATTTGTAACCAGCCTTGTTGTGCCGCCTGAAACCCTTCCGGAAAAAGCCGTCAGTAATTCGATAGGTGACCACGTAGATGGGCAGCTTGAGGCATTGGTAGAAGGCTGCAACCAGAAGCACGTTATCAGCTGGGGTTGGCTGGCCATTCCGAATCCTGATGCGGATCTGGACGAAATGGAGCCTGGCATCATCGAGCAGTTCACGGCCTGGAAAGCATTTGACCGCGAGCATTGCGAGGCAACACATGCAGCACGGGTTGAATCAGAGCGTCTGTATCAGGAGGAGTCGGCGGCATGACCAGCAGAATCGACATTATCGGACAAAATGGAAATGACGGACTGGCGTACCTGGCAGATGTTGGTGACGAACAGCAGCATGTTAGCAGCAGTCATGCCGAGTTGAACCATATTGCGGACACCAGCAAAAAGGTCAGCATGGCCGAGCTGTACCCGAAGTATTACAAGGACTTCACCGGTGTTGATGAGGCTGATGTGTACCTGGTTCACGACCGCTTCCAGATCGATGACCCGTCCGGCTGCATCCACCACGCCAGTAAAAAGCTGTTGCTGTGTGGTGTGCGCACCGGTGGCAAGAATATGGCAACCGAGATCAAAGAAGCCCGCGACACCCTGACCCGCAAGCTGCAACTGATGGGGGTGGAGTGAAGTGGACCACGCGGCATGATCGATTACTGCGTGATCTGTGGCTTGAGCAGCCAAGCGAGACCATAGCGCAACAGTTTGGCGTGAGCCGGAGGACAGTCACGAACCACGCCAAGCGACTTGGCTTGCCCTGCAAGATCGGTCGCCGCTACAACCTCACCCCTATCCCCAAAGAAACCATTACCCGTCTTGCCAGTCGTGGCCACACGCTCGGACAGATCGCGTCCGAGCTTGGCCGTGACCGTGACTGCCTGAGTATCGCCATGCGCAAGCACATGCCGCACACATACAGCAGGTTAATCCGGCGATACCGATCAGCCGGGCACGTTACTCGCAAGCGCAACAAGGAGACACCTCATGACACCGGAACAGGTTAAGCAAGCCGCAAGGCTGGTTGATGAAATGGAGTTTCTGGAAGAGCTGGCGATCAATGTCGGTCGTCCAGACCTGAAGGAAATAACGCTGAAATTTCGCAGTCGAGGCGATATGCCTATTACCGAGCCGGTAATGAGGATTATTCGAAGCGGTATAGAGCAGGCCCTGGCCGAAGAAATGGCGCGGTGCCGGCAGGAGCTGGAGCAGCATTACAACGTGAGGGTTGTAGCATGACGCCCGTCATTAACTCCTATTTCAGTGGTGGCGGCTTGATGGATATCGGGCTGCTGCAGGCTGGGCTGCAGATCGGTAAGTCCTACGAGATCGATGCCACCTGCTGCAGCGTTCAGGCGGCGAACTTGGGCGACCATGTTCACCAGGCCGATATCAGCGAAAAGCTGGTTGCTGGTGACGACTGCGACGGCATGGTGTTCACGTACCCCTGCACCAAGTATTCAACGATTGCCGATATCCACGGTACCCGCACCGGTGATGAACTGTTTCTGCATGCACTGCGCCACTTGGCGATTGCGCGGCCTGAGGTGTATGCCGTTGAGAACGTCCCTGGCATGAAGGCCTTCCCGGTCGTAATGGAAGCCATGACACAAATGCCAGACTACTTCGTGCAAGTGTTCTGCCCCATCGCCAGTAGCACCTGGCTACCTCAGCGCCGCGACCGACTGATCATCATTGGCAGCCGCCGGCGGTTTAACTGGCGCCAGCCAGAGCAAGGCAAACATATACCACTGTCGGCCATTCTCGAAGAAGAGCCCCGCATCACCATGCCCAAGGCTGTAGCCAAGCGCATGAATGGAGCATATCGGGATCTTCCGATCATCAGCGACCCGGCCCGGGGCGACATAGCCCCCACCTGCGTTGCCCACTACGCCAAGGACAAAAGCACCCGCCTGATCGCAGACAAGCGCTTCCCGCTGGGCGTGCGACCCTACTCCGTCAGGGAATACGCGCGACTGCAAGGCGTGCCGGACTGGTATCGGTTCACCTGCAGCGATACCGACGCCTACCGCATGATCGGCAACGGCGTTTCGGTCCCGGTAGGCGAATGGCTGGGCCGTGAATTTCAGCGTTATTTCGGATTTGAGGAAGCAGCATGACCCAGATAACCCATATACCCAAAGGCGGCCGCTGCGCCGCCTGCAAGCACCGGGACGCCGATTGTTCATGGCGTGACTTTGAAAACATGCAGCCGCTGGTTGCCAAAGACAGCACCGACGAGCAGTTGGTTATCGTGAAATGCACAGGGTTTGAGAGGATCGAGCGATGATGGATATCGACAAGGCGTTTGATGAGTTCATCGAATTCCCGGAAGGCTCAAGCGGCAACATGGTTACTACCGTAAGCACCAAGCTGTTTGCCAAGTATTGCGTTGAGAAGCTGCAGGAAGAAAACGAGCGACTGCTTGCTGCTAACCGCCACAGTGAAGATATGTACCGGCAGATCGATGATGAGCGGAAGCGGCTGCAGGCCGAGGTCGCCAGCCTTGGCAATCAGCTCCAGTGGGCAAATTCGGAATGCACTCGCGCACGCCTGGACGAACGCCAAGCCATGACCTACTTGAGCCAAGTCCGCATTGCCGCCGAGCATGATGGCGATTTCCCTTCACTGGTGGAACACGTCAAACAGATGACCGAGGCGTTACGGGCCGCGCATGAGATGGCCAAGGCGGCATGGATTGAAGGCAGTGAAGCAGGATGGAAGGCAGCGAGGGGTGAGGAATGAAGCCATCAACAATAGCGCTAGGTGCCAGCACTGTGATCTTTGGTGTAGCTGTTACAACCGATTATGAACTGGCACTACTAATGGCCGTGATTACCTACTCGGCCGCACTGGTCTGCATGAGCGTGGAGGGCGTCGGACGATGACCCTACCTCTTGATGTATCCCGGTGCTCGGGCCGGTACGACTTCGACCCCAATGGGGAGTGGTGCCCGGAGCGGCACACTTGCCAGCGTTATATGGCGTGGCAGACCTGGGATCGAAACACCGGCGTTATGAATTACCAAAACCTTTCGTGCAGCATGGCTGTGCGGGATTGTGAACACAAGATTGAACTGAGGAGTGAAGATGCAAGTTGAACTGAGCAAGGATGATCTCGGGAAGATCATATCGTGGTGTCACGACGCTGCCACCGTACTACGCATGAGCAAGGCGGAAGGTGATCTGTACAGCCGACTGCTGGCAATACACCGCGAAGCCGAAGAGCTCGAAGGGCTGGACCTGAGCGATTGCGGGGATGCCTGCAAGCTATGAGCCAGAAAGTAAAGCGCCCAACCCTGCCGCCGGTGCGTCCGACATACTGGGACTGGCGAGCGGTGTCGCGGCAAATGAATCGGAGGAAGCAGTGACAGAACTGTTCCTGTTTCTGTCTGTAACAACGCTGGCCGTCGCCTGGATGATGATCAGGGCGGCCATGGAGGA